CTCCGAAAGCTGTAGAGCAATGGGAAAAACAACTATGGAGTTAAATTTAATGATACGGGGCTCACCCACCTTTAGCGGCTCCGGCTCCGGCTCCGGCTCCGGCTCCGGCTACGGCTACGGCTACGGCGACGGCTCCGGCTACGGCTACGGCTACGGCGACGGCGACGGCTCCGGCTACGGCTCCGGCGACGGCTCCGGCTACGGCTACGGCTACGGCTACGGCTCCGGCTACGGCTACGGCTACGGCGACGGCGACGGCTCCGGCTCCGGCGAAAACCAACAACATTATTGGGCGCAATCTATCGAAACCATTTTATCACACTTAGATAAGACACGTACCGCTGCGCTTCGCAAAGAGGGGGTTACCTTCGCCTATTGGCGATCAACCAAAGATGGAAAACCGGATAATGGCGGAAGTGGAACAAAAGCGACAGTCGGTCTTATCGAAGAAATTAAAGGCCCGCTAGAAATTTGTACAAAGCACGCCCTTCACGGAACTTTAAATCCGCCTAAGTGGAAAGGTGAAAAAATTTGGGTCGTTGCGCTCTATCCGCCGGTGCAAACCAAAGAAGATAAGCTTGCGTCCCTTAAGCGCGAGATTATTTGTGAGGCGGGGTTTAAATTGTAATGCGCTATCCCACCATAGAGCAGGTCAACGTTTCGATTGTGGCGTCAACGAATTTTCTGACGCAGAAAAAGACAGACAACGACGCGTCGAATGTGTGGCAAAGATTGAGCAGCCCCCTACAACGTAAAGGGATAGACAACATTACTGGATGGAGATTGAGAGATGAGCGATAAATTAGATTCTTTAATTGCAGAAGCTATTGTGCAGGGCGAAGGGATGAAAGTTTATTTAATTCGCACCGGCGGCTCTTATCGGCAAATTCAATCTGGTGAAACTGGAAAAGACGCCTGTATAAAAGCATTTAAACTTGATCCGCCAAACTACGTTAGCCTGTTAACTAGATTTAAAGAAAGATGGCCCGGCAAGTCTCCATGGTTTTATATAGATTCTGCAATGCTACTTCGTCATGCCGGACATGATGTAAAGGTTGATCCATGACCACCCCCTACAACGTCATCCGTCAAATAGCGGTTACTTGGAGATAGAGATGAAAGCACGAATCTTTTGGAGGAAAAATGAGACCGAGGATTCTATTGTGTTAGAAGCAAACACACTCGACGAATTACGGATGATAGCGGCGGTAGAGATTGATAAGCGTCAACTAGATGATTATTGGTCTGAGATTATAGAGGAATAATCCATGAAAGCCATATCCATCTCCAAGCACTCACTAGACCAAGCCACTCTAAATCGCCGCTTCGTGCGCTTGTTTTATGAGACCGCCGTCAATATTTCGCATGACGATCCCGATCTGATCGCGTTGCGGGAAGCTAGGCGGGATCACGCTTACTTAAAAATGGGACACTTGCTGGATAAGATGATGAGCGACTATGAGAAACAAAATAATGAACCGTTGGAGGAATGCAAACATGAAAGCTAAAAATTTCGATGAGATCGTTACCGCACGCGCCGATGAGCGCGCTCAAAATAAAATCAATGTTTTTAAGAAAGAGATAAGAGCCGCTTGTATCAATTTGTTAGGAGGCAAGTATGTGTCGAATTATAGTGCATTACACGAAGAAGAAACGGTGCGCAAGGTCTTGCTAAAAATAGCGAGCGGAACGCCAGTTGCCTGGCCCCGTGAAATATGGGAGATCGAGGAAAATCTTGTCCGCGAGGAGTTGCTAAACACGATGGACGAAATGCAAAAGGCGCTGATTGCTGCCTCACGATTGACCCCTGGCGAAAATATCAAAGAAGAACCGTCGGAGACCCCATGAAAGCGAAGAAACCAAAATACAAGGATCGTTATGTTCTCGGCGAAGGTTATGTATGGGTTTCAAGTGGTGGCAACAGTGGATTGCAATTATGGGATAAAACTATTCATGGGTCTCTTGTCCCATTAAAAATTCCGCCGGAAGTGGAATTAGAGGAAGCGCCGAAATACCGACTTGTATTAGAACGGGTGAAGAAATGAACAAATCAGTCTTCGGCGAACACACGGAAACAATGCTCTCTATAGCAGAGATGGCCTGCAATCTCGATCCTGAAACGGTGAATATGAGATATATCCATTCGCCATTTTGTAATACAGAGCATTGCATTTTAGGCCATGCTGAGTTGCGCGAGATTATTCCTTGTGCACATAGATTTTGTAGTCCTACTAATTGGGAAAAATGGTTTGGCGCTCGTGTCACGCTCACCCCCAAACAAATCGGATATCAAATCCTGGACTGGCTTGAGGTAGAGCATTTATGAGATTTATCGAAGTAGTTATTTGGAGCGCCGTTTGGATTGGGGTGGTTATTTTGTTGGCGGCGATAACGTTCTGGTATCGGTAGAGGAATTAGTGGAATCAATCAATGAGAGGAAATAGGAGAATAAATTTATGACTGAGTTAATCATCCCTGAACAAACGAAAATGCCGGTTAAGTCATTGTCTCGACCTGACAACTCCGACAATCCGATTACGACTATTGCGAAAATGGTCACAGGCGGGGCCAGCAAGGAAATCATCGAACAGATGATGAAGCTAGTTGAATGGGACGACGCCCGCCGCGCCAAGGCTGAGTTCAACGCCGCGTTTTCCGCCGCCAAGCAAAAATTCAAGAAGGCAAAGAGGACCGGCCATAACACTCACCTGCAATCCCATTATTCACTGCTGGAAGACTTGGACGAGGCGACGCGAGAGGCCTTGAGCGAGTTCGGGCTATCCTGGCGTCACGTTCCGGCTACGCTGGAAGGTGATATTACTTCCATTAAGTGCATCTTTGCGCACAAATCCGGACACTCGGAAGAAGCGGAAATGCAGGCGCCTTCGTACTCCATGACCAACAACGCGGTGAACAAATTGCAGTCTGTTGGGATTGTTGCAATGTATCTAAGGCGCTTGACACTATCTTCCATGCTCGGAATTGTCTCTGATTCTGAATTGGATAATGACGGGAACGGCGGTGGGGAATTAATCACGCCAGAACAAGCCCTGGCACTTCATGCGAAGCTCACCGACAACGGCCTTGATATGGATAAGTTTAACGACTGGCTCCGGACCGACCTTAAATGCACCAAGCTGGACGAGTTGCCGGTCCAAGCGCTTAAAACTGTGGAGCGCGCCATTGACGCCTCGATTAAGGCGAGAGCGAAGAAGGCAAAGGCGTGATAATCCACAACGTTCAACAGGGGTCAGATGCCTGGTACGCAGTGCGCGCAGGGCTCCCCACGGCCTCAGAATTTAGCAAGCTGATTACCAGCACCGGCGAGCCGTCCAAGTCTCTATCAGGCTATGCCATTACGCTCGCGGCTGAAAAGTATGCCGGGAAGCCTATTGAAACATGGGAAGGCAATAAATATACCGACCGAGGGAAGGAATTGGAGCCAGACGCCAAATCTCTCTACGCCTTCATGCACGATCAAAATCTTGAGCCTGTCGGGTTTGTTACCGATGATTTACAACTATACGGCTGTTCGCCGGATAGCTGGGCGGGGACCGAAGGATTGGCCGAAATTAAATGTCTCAAGGCGGAGAACCACGTCAAGGCCATTCTTTACTATCGAAAGCATAAAAGATGCCATCCGGACTACGTACAACAGACCCAAGGGCAATTATTGGTCTGTGAAAGGGCGTGGTGCGACCTGATTTTCTATCATCCCGATCTACCCATGCTGACAATACGGCAGGAGCGCGATCAAGCGATTATCGGCGCGCTTAGGGTTCATCTTGATTTAGTGATCGAGGAACGAGATAGAGTTCTAACCGCAATTGAGGAGCAGTGACAGGGGATTTTTGTTTAAGGCAATCCCCCGGAAGCGCCCCGCCTCGTGGCGCGTCAAAAACGAGGCTGAATCTTCACCGGGAAAATAGGAGCCGTATCTGATGAGCGAGATCAATACCCACAATCTTATCGTCGATTTCGGTAAGCATAAAGGCGAACTTTATACGCGCCTGCCAGTCAGTTATTTATTTTGGATGACCAATGCGAACCATAGCCGCGCAGATATCGCCAAGGCCGAGCTTGAGCGCCGTGGCACGGTATTACCAACACTCGATATCAGCGGACACGCTATTGACCGTGCATCGCTGTCTTGCCGCAAAATTTGGCATCAGACCAAGCAAGAGAATGAGGGCCTGCATGCTTGGCTCGTGCGTATCACAACGGAAGCTATTGCCGAAAATAAACAGGATAAGAGCGGGAGATATTGTTACAACGGAATGCGCTTTGCCGTGGAGATGGATGGATGCTGGCCTGTGCTTAAAACTGTGATGGTGGATATAGCAGAAGAATTAATTAAACGGGTCGATGAACAAATATCAAGGGCGAAATGTGACTAACGAAATAAGGAGATTACTTTGCTCATCTTAACTCGCAGGATCGAAGAGATCATTCACATTGGTGATGACATTACGATCAAGATACTCGGCATCCATCATGGCCAGGTTCGCATCGGTATCGACGCGCCGGATGATGTGAAGATTTTTCGTGAAGAAATATTCCTTAGAATTCAGAAGGAAAAAATGCGGCAAGGCGGATGATCAAAACCAAGCGCGCTCTATTTTGCGACGGCGATAGGTGCCCCCGTAGCGGCGCGCACCTTGGGTCTGATTTCTCTTATTGGTCCGCTCAAGAATTGAGACAGCAAGCCGCCATAATCGGTTGGGTGCGGCGAGGCGAGAATGACTACTGTCAGGCATGTAAAGAGAAGGAGAGCGAAAAGTGAGGGATGGCAGCGTCAAATGTCCACAATGCGGAGCACGCTCATTTGTAGTAGGTAGTCGCCCTACGTCAGACAAGAAAAATACACTTCGTCGGCGTGAATGCCGCGTCTGCAAACATCGGTTTAGAACGATTGAAATACTCGAAGACGAGGTTAACGCCATTAAAGCCTCAGTCAAAAAACACGAGGGCATGTGGAATTCGCTCGCCACTATGTTGGCTGAGCATGGAGATACGGGAGGATCGGCAGGTTGAAATAATAGACCGCATTCATACGAAGCATTTTGTTTAGTAGGAGGAATAAATTATATGGGCACAAGAGCAGATTTTTACGTTGGGCGCGGCAAAGACGCGGAATGGATTGGTAGCCAAGCTTTAGATGGATATCGAGACGGCATTAATCCGCAAATTCTTGGCTGTACAAGCGAAGCTGCATTTCGCCATGCGGTCGCCGATTTTCTTGCCAAGAGTCGATATTCTACCACACCAGATCAAGGCTGGCCGTGGCCGTGGGATACGAGCGCAACCAGCGATTGTTCCTATTGGCATTTCGACGATAAGACGTGGGACGATCATTGTGGGGTATATGTCCCATGCGATGAAAAAGCGCCGGAGACAGACGAAGAATACGACGAATGGATTAAGGGCCGACAGCGCATTGAGTTCCCGGACATGAGCAGCAAAAAGAACGTAACGCTTGGCCCACGCTCAGGACTTATAGTTTTGGGAAGATAAAGCCATGACCTGGACAAATACCTGCTTTGATTATCTCCATGATCTCTATAAAGAGATCCCAACTGAGCAGTATTTACCCTTGTTGCCGGAACAAGAGGACGTCAGGGAATTGATCCAAATGGATGATTTGCTTGTACGGATGAGGAGGGAAGGATTGTGAAATTAAAAATAGCAGACGGCCTGTCACTGCCGCACGGTAACAAAAATGACTAAGCTATATGAAAAAATGAGACTAGCTGAAAACATAAAGGGGCAGCGATACCTAAGAGGTATCAATCGCAAAATTGAACTAATCATTAAACTAATGGAGATCGCCAAAGTGAAAATATTTAAAGTTAGATATTCCGTAAAGGAAAAGCAAGAAAAAGCTAGGGGATGGTATGAGGTCGATGGAGAATCTATTAATGTCTCATCCCATACTGCCGAACGAGCAATAGAAGCGGCAAAAAAGAATGTTCTCAGTATTAGCTATGAAGCGGATCGAGAAACAGGTAAAAAAATAAAATTAGTACATAAGGACTTTGTGCTTATTTCTGTTGATCTAGTTGCCGAAGCGGATATTAAAGGCTAGCGGAGTGAATAGCATACGTGCAGCCGATATTTTATTTCCGGGAGGAATTTAGTAATGACTGAGACAAATGAGTTATATGGGTGCCTCGCTGAATTCGTGCGAATCGATGAAGAAAGTAATGGCCTGTACGCTCACCCGGAGGGCGCGTGCGATCTTGTTCTGGCACTCGTTGAGGCGCGGAGGCTTTTAGAAAAAACGGTGAACGAGGAGCCGCCAAGATGTCTGACATAGACCAACTTGAAGGATTAGAACTTACCAAGGCATTCGCTGAGGCGCTTGGGTATCAAGCCCGTATTTTAAAAAATACGGTAGAGGTAAAAGTCAATCAAAGTTTTCAGATTTGGGACGAGCTACCGACTTATCTCATTATTAGTTGCTTCGATAGGATAAAGCCAGATGTTGGCTGGTATAAACCTTTAGGAGAGATCGTTCCTGTATGTCGCTTATCGGATGGAATTTCTCAACATGCCGAAGGCTCCGACTTCAAAACCGCCATGGCCCGGCTTGTCGTGAAACTGGATGAGGAGAAGAAATGATTAAATGCCCTAAATGTGGAGTAGAACCGTTTCAACATTGGGACTTTGGCTATATGCATAAGTGTCATGTCTGCGGGACTATTTGGCGGAGTGAGCCTGAATGAACAACAACAGAGAATATCTTATAGCCGCACTTAAAAAAGAAGCTGAATTTCATGCGGATTTAGCTAAAGAAAAGATGGCGGTTGATGACACTAACTATCATTTACGGAAGACGGCTTTATTCACTAAGTGCGCCGACGCGCTCAGAAATGCTCAGGGGGAGAGGGAGGGGGCGTTGATGGAGGCGCTTAAATTCTATGCTGACAAAAGTAAATGGCATCAATTCACGGTCATGTCCGGTGATATAGGCGGAGCGCGGGAAGGTGACTTTGCCATGGCCTTTGATGATGGGGAAGACATGCCCTGGTCGATTGCTGAGCGTGCCCTCCTCAATCAGAAAGCTGAGCAAGAAATTAAACCTAGCGATCTACGAACACCGTTAACCGCCTCCATCCATGCGGAAGAGTTAAGGCAAGGACAGGCAGCATTAAATCAGGAGATAAGGAGCGATATGAACGATCTCGTAGGAAAACTAAGAAGCCAAGCCGAACCCACGAAGTCGGTCGAGGAGACTGGATACAAAGAATTATTGTCCAGTGCCCTCCTCACCAATAAGCCCAAAGCCGAAACATACACAGCGGATGAACTAAAACAATGGTGGCCAGCAGTATGTCCCAAATGCCACTGGAAAGGCTTAAGCCGTGACTGTGCTGGCGGCGGACAAATAGCGGATACAGGAGATTACGATGATGTTAGCTGTCCTATCTGTGGCGAACTGGTCGAAGATGATTCGCCAGAAGCCGAAACCACGAAGCCGGTCGGGGAAACTGGATACAAAGAGCTGTTTTCCGGCGACTATAGTCGCGACATGTGGGCGAAAATAGATTCCGTCACGGACGAAGAAGCGAGCGAGGCTTTATATCTAGTCTGCTGCCGGATTCAGGAAATGGAAACGCAACTAAAGAAACTGATCGGAGGGTAGAATGACTGACGATGACAAAGAGTTGCTTGAGGAATTAAAGGTACTTTGTGAAAAAGCAACCCCGGAACCGTGGTATAGCTACGAGGGCGATCTAATGACAGGACCGCTGACGGATGGCTATGGTCCCAAAATAGGATCATTTAATTTTATCAGAACACGTCACGGCAAAGAAACGTCTTACGTCACCGATCAGGCATTTGAAGATTCGCATTTTGTAGAAAAAGCCAGGTCGGCTATTCCGCGGTTACTCGCCATCATCGAATCCCTACAGGCTAGGATAGAGGAACAGGCGAAGGAAGCAAAGATATTGGAAGAATCGCTAACATTCTATGCCGACCCAGAAACCTATTTTGCTATTGGCTTCTTTGCTGATCCACCATGCGGCGAGTTTATGACCGACTTTGAAGACCTACCGGAATTTGGAGCATGGAAGCCTGGGAAGCGCGCAAGAGAAGCTGCTAGAAATTATTTAGCTATCTTGGATAAGAAAAAGAAAGAACTCGAAACCCAACTGCGAGGGCGAAATGAAAGCAAAAACTAATTTTACACAACAACGTCTTAAAGAACTGTTTCATTACGATCCAGATACTGGCGTATTTATTCGACTTGTACGCACCTCCAATCGCATAAAAGTTGGGGATATTGCTGGTAGTTTAGATAACCATGGTCATTTGGTAATTAGTGTTTTTGACAGCAAGTATCTCGCCCATCGCCTCGCCTGGCTCTATATGACAGGAGAGTGGCCGACCAATCAAATAGACCATAAAAATACCATCCGTGACGACAACCGTTGGGAAAATCTACGAGAGGCAACGCATTCTATTAATACTCAGAATTTGCGAAAGCCTCACTGCGATAACAAAACCGGATTCCTTGGCGTGACCCAAGGGCGCAAAGGTTTCCGGGCCACCATTGGTCTTGGCAAAAAAGATTACCATCTCGGCACTTTCCAAACAGCAGAATTAGCGCATGAAGCTTATCTCAAAGCTAAGCGCAAGCTCCATGCAGGGTGCACGATATGACAGAGCGTTTCGGTCAGAGCTTGGATTAACTAGGAGATAATACAGGGCGTAAGTCATCGGTAGACGACCGGGCTTGGAACTCGGAGGTAGTGGGTTCAATTCCCACCGCCCTGACCAATTTTAGGAGAATGCAATGCCAGTTAAAAAAGTTATTAATGAAGGAATGCCAGTGAAAATCTGGACGGACGATATTGAAGAATCTGCAATGCAGCAGCTTCGCAATATTTCCAAAATGCCATTCATCCATAAGCACGTCGCGGCCATGCCAGATGTCCATTGGGGTATGGGCGCTACGATTGGCTCAGTCATCCCAAGCAAGGGCGCAATTATCCCCGCTGCCGTGGGTGTTGATCTTGGTTGCGGGATGATCGCGTGCCGTTTAAATATCGCTGCCAACGACCTGCCGGACAATCTGAGCGCGGTTCGCTCTGAGATCGAGGCCGCAATACCACATGGCCGCACCGATAACGGTGGTATAAATGATCGTGGCGCATGGGGAGAAATACCTGTATCCGTCGATTCAATATGGTCGAGAATAAATATCGAGTCAGCGATTCCAGACATTCTTGAACGCCATCCAAAGTTATTAAAGGGGAACGTAAATAGTCGCCGTCATCTAGGGACGCTTGGCACAGGAAACCATTTTATCGAATTATGTCTAGACGAAAACAATGATGTTTGGATGATGTTACATAGCGGCTCTCGCGGCATCGGCAATCGCATTGGCTCTTATTTTATCGGGCTTGCAAAAGAGGACATGGAAAAATGGTTTATCCACCTACCGGATAAAGACCTTGCCTATCTCCCGGAAGGAACGGAGCATTTTAAGGATTACGTTTCAGCAGTAGGTTGGGCGCAAGAGTTTGCAAGTAACAACAGAACCTTAATGATGGTGCTTGCGATAAACGCGGCGGGCAAGGCATTGTCACGCCCCGATCTCTGCCAGACAGAAATGGTAATAAACTGCCATCATAACTACGTCGCCCACGAAAATCATTATGGATCAAATGTTTGGGTGACTCGCAAGGGCGCGATTCGCGCACGCGAAGGTGACTTAGGCATTATCCCCGGCAGCATGGGCACCGGCTCCTTTATCGTTCGCGGCAAGGGAAATCCAGAGTCTTTCCATTCTTGTTCTCATGGGGCCGGCCGCAAGATGGGGCGCGCCGAGGCTAAGCGCCGCTTTACCGTGGAGGATCTTGCTCAACAGACCGCCGGCATTGAGTGCCGCAAAGACGCTGACGTGATCGACGAAATACCGGGGGCCTATAAGCCAATTGGCGAGGTCATGGAAAATCAGTCTGACCTTGTTGAAATCGTCCATACACTTCGACAAGTTGTAAATGTAAAAGGCTAATAGCAACAGCGGATCGGATAGAGGGGATTGAGTAGATGAATTTAGCAAAAGCAGCTTTAGAGCTTCGCGGGTTTTATTCTACGTTCCTCAAGGTATTTGATGGGGAGCATACAACCCACGATTATACATTCAAAGGTCCGGGGCACGATTTTATATTTACTCCGATCAACAATGGCTTAAAAGGAAATATGTCCGGCTGGGGGCTCGATATAAAGCAAGGAGATTATTTAATTCTTCCGAATAAAGGAAAATCCACCAGATACCGAATTGATAACATTAAATATTATTCCGACCCGTCTGATATGTGGAGCGCTCAGGTTTCATTTTATCCGAGGCATGAGGGAATTGAGTAGTGGATAAGCGCGACCTCAATCTATTAGGCAAAGACTACTTCACGATGGAGGAGGCGGCATGTTCCCTCTGATAAAAATACGTAAGCGCAAGCATGTCATAGGAAAGCGCTGCAAAGAAGCCATGACGCGACTAGCTTCGATTGAAGATCTTCATGCAAAAAGAACGCCTTTCAAAAAACTTAATGGAATCTACTTCCTTTTTAATGGTGATGAATTGGTTTATGTTGGGCTGTCTGTAAATATTATTGCCCGCGTTCATGTGCATGACAAGGTAGATTGGGATAGCTACTCGTTTGTTGAAGTGGATATTTGGGGCGAAGATCTTGAGGTTTTAGAAACGGCGTATATCAAAAAATTTAAGCCTAGATATAACAGCCTTCCAGCTTGGAAGTTAAAAAATTATGGAATGGCTGACTGAAGGCATTTGACTAAATGGACCCGGCGCGCTACGTTTTGCCTATAAAGTTTGAAGAATTGACTGGCTATACGGTCAAGGCCGTGGAGCGCAAGATAGAATCCGATGTATGGAGGGAAGGGCGCGAGTACCGCAAGGCTCCTGACGGGAGAATCCTAATTGATCTTGAGGGATACTATAAATGGGTAGAAGGTCAAAGACGGGCGGGATAATATCAAAGGGCGACCGCGTTCAGTTTGATTTCACCATAGGCCGGACGCGATACAGACCGACAATTGACAACATTCCAACCGAAGCAAACCTACGCCGTGCCCGCAAAAGACTGGAAGATATAAAACGACGCATCCGCTCTGGAACGTTTGATTTTGCCGAAGAGTTTCCAGACTACAGATTTATTAGCAAGGTCTCCTCTGAAATACCCATTTTTGACACATTAGCCGATCAATGGCTTGCCTCCATTAAAAGTGAAGTAGAGTTTTCTACCTACGAAAGCTATCGAAAAATCCTAGCGTATTTTTGGCGGCCACGCATCGGTAAAAAATACGTCAACAGCGTAAAGTATTCCGATCTCACCACAGAGCTTGCAAATTATCCCTGGCAGTCTCGCAAAACCCGCAACAACGTCGTCAGCGTGGCCCGGTTAGTGTTTGACTTTGGCGTTACTGACAACGTTATTTCTCGCTCACCGGCACAGAACCTAAAAAGCCTAAAGATTCAAAAAACACCGCCAGATCCTTACCCCGTTGAGGAGGCCGAGGCAATCATTAGCGGGATATTAAAAGATTGGGGTCAATATGACTCCAACTATGTTGAATTTGGATTCTTTACCGGGACCAGGCCCTCAGAGTCTATTGCCCTGCAATGGCCCGATATTGACCTTAAACGCGGTATCGCGCGCATAGATAAAGCAAGGGTCATGGCGCGAGACAAGGACCGCACCAAAACATCGGTAGCGCGAGAAATTGAGTTATGCCCCCGCGCCCTGGCGATTTTAAAAAAACAGTGGACACTTACCGGGCTGCAAGGAAAGCATGTTTTCGGCCAAGACAACGGTAGACCATATCATGACCTACAAATGCCCTGGAGCCGTTGGCAATACACCCACAAGCGCCTAAAAATGCGCTACCGGGAGCCCTATCAAATGCGGCATACCTCCGTCACCTGGAATCTGATGATCGGTAAAAACCTGCTTTGGGTAGCCGAGCAACACGGCCACAGCCCCGCGGTCATGTTGAAGACCTACGCCAAGTGGTTAAAAGGCGCGACCGAAAACGATGTAGACCTGATTCGGCGTGTCATGGGATTTGGCACTAATTCGGCACTAGCCTTTTTCAAAAAGACCGATTCCCATTAAAATATCAACCACTTACGGTGGCGGAGAGAGAGGGATTCGAACCCTCTTAAACTAAACGGTATATAAGGTGTATTTCGCTTAAATAAAGCCTTAAAAACCCCCTACAAATACCCCATTGCCCCCTGATTTGGCACTAGATTTGGCACTAGGATTTACCGCAATATCCCCAACCGTTGATTGCATTCAACCGCCGCCGCGTCCTGTTCGAACACGAGCTTAATCGCGTCCCTGTAGGTGTCAAACTTAACCGTCAACAATGGCCGGTCGCAATTTTTAGTAATGGCCGGACTAGGGGAGACGACTACTGGCGTCGTTCCGCAACCGCTTAACATCACTAGGCAGAGGACGATCAAGGCAGTCATCAATAATCTTATCGACTTTAACGATTCTCTCTCTATAAACGATTGCACGTTTCTTTTTCGCCTCCTCTAGTTGGGCAAGTAGTTTGTTTTCCTTCTCGCGGTATTCGAGAGCGGTCTTAACCGCTTTCTGTCTCTCTGAATCCTTGCCGGACGAGTACATCCAGAGGTGGGAGCCAATGAGGCCGAGTAGGATGGCGGCGTAGAAATAGATTTTCATTTCGGCGCCTGCCCCGACTTGAAGTTAAACCACATTTCCGCGAGTTTAAGCGCGACCGATGATCCACCGACAACGGCGAGATAAACCAAGAGCATGAGCCAATCGAGCGTGTCCTGGCGGGATTCGTAAAGCACGCAATAGGTCGCAACGAAATAAGCGACATTTACCCAAAACTTGGATACACCGGGGATGTAGTCTTTTAGGTTCATACTCCCTCTACGTACTTCGCGTAATTGCCTAAGAACTGCTGCTGCGTCGCCGCGCCTAAATGGGTATTCCACACCCGTTTATAAATCTCCCATAGGCCATTAATATCGTCGGGTTGTGGTAATGGGTGAGGATCAAGCCAATATTTCGCGCGGGCTACGATGGTTGCATAACGAAGGTCATAGATAAGCCGCTCAGAGGGAGAGGTAGGATATAAGGCACCCAGGATATTGGTTGCGCGGGTTAGCGTGTCTACAAACGTCGCGGGCTCCATCTGGAATATACCGAGCGCAGGCCCGTTAACTTGGTGGAGATACTCTCCCATGTGGGATTCTTGCGCGGCCGTGGCGAGCAATAATTGAACAGCAACGTCTGAGGAGTATTTCTCGCCCATTAACTGTAGAGCGGGAATGATGATATGGGTTTTGAGGTCGGCAGTGCGGATGCTCATTGCTCACGATCCTATTTATTATTTCTCTGAATCATCAAAATAAGCCGATCAAAGTCTTGCCGCTGATCTGCCCGCAATTGCGCGATCTGCGCGCTGAGATCGACCTTAACCTCAATAATGCTGGCCTCGGCGCCGGCAACCCGGCTAGTAAGCATGCCGTATCCAAAGATCGCGCCCACGGCGGCGATTCCTATCACGATCCAGGCCTCGATACCGATTCCTAAATAGCAATGCTTTCTGCGTTCGCCTTCTTCGCTCATTCGACTATACCTTGAGTAACCATTGCGTTTCTCCTTAACGTGGTGGCCAGGGGCGACAGGGGTTCTTTACACTCTTGTCGCCCCGCTTTTGGCATGGGAATTGCTTTAGTTCCTATTGACGTAGGACCGGAATTCTCGAAAATCCGTTCTCTCCATGCGCTGCCCGGCATCCTTAAAAAGGCCGTTCATTTCAGTTTTCATTTCATTTAATTGCTCGCGGCGCTGGCGGTTGCTGAGCGCGCGGTCGGTTTTGACCTTTGCCATTCTTTGTTTTAGTTCGGTGGCTTTTTGTTGATAATCCGATGATAGGCCATAGCCAGTCGCAGCTCGGCTTGTCGCTTGTCCGGCAATCCTAGCGGCTTCTAACACTTCTGGGGACGCGTTTTTAATGAAGTCAGGCCGCTTAGCCAACAACGCGGCCATTATTTTTTGTCCTGGTTTTGTGTAGGCACCGGCGACGGTTAAGCCACCAACTAAAGCGCCTGGGCTTAAAAAGCCAACGCCGCCAGCGGCACCAATATTCAGGATGTGGCGATAAGGTGTGCCGGAATCTGGGACCGCGCTGGACAATACATTTTTCCCAGGGCCGGATAAATCTTGCATCAATGCCTCTCCATGGGAAAACTGGCGTTTCCTTATGCTCGCGTCCATAGCACGGACGGATGCTTGTAGTTGTGCCGGTGTAAAGACCCCTTCCTTCGCTCCTATCGCGCCAGATGCCCGCTCAATACGCAGTAGATTGGCATAAGCTGAATTTACATTTTTAAGGGCCGGAGCTTGTTTCGGGTTGGCGCGCATAATCATGTCGTCAACCGCATCTTTTACGCTGCGCAAAGCGTCCGCAAAGTCTCTATGATCCGGGTCTTGGCTTGACGCGAAATTCCGAATCTTCGCGCCCAACCGCATCTGAATATCTTTTAATCCTTTACCGGAGATGCTTCCATCGTCCTCAAATCTCTTTAACACATTATGAGCGACGAAATTCTCAAATTGTTTTGCTTGAGGTTCGGCAAGAGAGTTTAAGGCGTCTTTCGACGCTATCGACATGCTCTTTACCAATTCGTCGTCTAATGATCCGGCGAGGTTTGGAAGAAGTTTGTTATAGGCACCGGATATAACCTCATGAGCAGTAGCGACCGCCTCATGGCCTACTGGGGAGCCTTCGGCCACGGCCTTACCAATGGGGTTTAACGCCCTGTTAAGCGCGGCGCGGTTAAAGTCCTCAATCCCCCGGCGTTGCGCGGATTTAATCGTATCCCCAACAATAGGGACGCTTGTCATTCCTTCTTCCGCACGCCTAAACCCACCGCCTAAAACTTGGCCCGGGGTTGGTGTTATACCCTCCGCCATCAATGCCTGAACTTCGGGCGATGTCTTGGGTCGTAGGGCTCGACTAATACCTTTTACGGCGGTTGCCGCGCCGCCGCCGAACAAAACCCCAGTTCCCGCATTTGTTAACCTGGATTCACCGGTTGCCGTTGGCTCTACCGCGCCCTGGCCAGCGCCAATTAAAGCCCCCCCAACAATAGTATTCGCCCCAGGAATTAACGCGGTCGGCGCGGCAACGGCAACCTTGCCGGCGATATTCCCAACAAGCCCCGCTCCGGTTTCCATTAATGGCGCGTCAAGCCTTCTTGATTCATCGATATCAGCTTGAATTTTTGCCGATCTTTGCGCCTCGGCATCCAAGTATTCTTGGGAAGGCTCAGCCCCGCCCAGCCCGACCCCGGTCGTCATTTGGTCTACGGCGCGTTTCGTATCGACAAATGCCTTACCCATGCCGGCGAAAAACTTCCCGGTTCCGCTCATTCCTTCGGTAGGATCAGCCGCTTTTTCTTCAGGCGCGACCGTGCGCATCCGAATAATTTCACCAGCCAACGCCTTAGCCGCCTCCGTATCTCCGGCTTTATCGGCGTTAACTAAGGCCGTCTGGAGTTGACTAAGATCCGCCATATTTCCTCAGCAGGTCGTCGATATTAGGCGCCGCGGGTTTTTGCTTATCTCCTGGTTTGGCCCGTACCTGCCCAGTTGCGGCTGTTTGCCCGACAGACGACATTATTCTTCCAAGCTCCCTGGCTTGATCTCCCAGCGCTTCTTTCGATGTAATAGCCCCGGTCAGTGTTCTTGGGTCGGTAATGACTCTCTGTAAAATCTCAAAGTCCGGTCCGTTCAACACGCCTAAGTTGTAGGCTTCTTTCGCCTGCAACATCATGTTGTTGTACTTGGTGCCCATGCGGGCGCGCGCATTAGGGTTGGCGATATCCAATGCCCCCCACCCTTCAAGCTGACTCAAATACTCCTGAACAGCGTTCTGTAAATTGGTGACGCCGGTCAATTGCTTCTGTTGAGATTCCGTTGGTTTTGTCGCGGGGCCGCCTGGAATGGCCTCAAGGTTTCCATCCGCTCCCCACCGGTAGCCGGCAGGAGGCTTCCCACCTTCTCCGCCGGCCCTTTCCGTGGCACGGTTATGCCGTTTTGTTTCCTCAAGGGTCGCGGTCTTATAGCCCTTTTCAAACTCTCGTAGCTCCATTTCCGCCTGGCCCTTGAATCCAAGAGCCTGTTGTTTATGTTGTTTAATAAAAGCCCGTGTCTGTTCATTCCAGACGGTTGGTATTTTGCTTGTATCTAACCCCATTGCCTCCGCTTGCTGGCGCACTAAACTAAGGCGCGTTTGACCCTCCGCGGGGTCCGTAATATCTTCTAAACCTGCCGTAAGTTTTTCTACCGCGCTAACCTGGTCTATTACTCGTTTTAATTGTTTATCCCGGCTCTCCGCTTTCTGCTCCTGGTGTTGTGCGGCCTCGATGGGGAATTGCTGCTGATAGGTTTGCATGGCCTCCGGAGTACCTGCACGTAAAGCCCCTTCCAGTCCAGACTTTGCCTGGGCGCCGCGCGCGGCCTCGCTTAAGCGGTAATTGTTCATTGCCAACGTTTGACCCTGCTGAAGGGCGTCACCGAGTCGTAGAAATTGAAGTTCAGCCATAAGTCCTCTCAGGTATATTCAAAATTCATATTAAAGGAGGGATCATAAGTTACCCCACCAGCGCCACCGGTCGGGAACCGACCACCATTATTGGTTGGTAATCTGCTCTGCCAATCATTATAAGACCGATAGGTCGCGTAGTTTTGCAGCCCAGACTGAATAGCATTGTTGTAGTTGGCATACATATTGGCCTGGTTCTGGCCAGCTTGCATGGCAATATTGGGAAGTTGGCTTGAAGGGGCCGGGGTTGCATTTCCACTGAACCCTGCTAACCGGAAACGGCGATCCAGCACATTGCCGTATTCCTGGGATGCAACGCCCTGATTGTATTGAATACCCTCTTTGACCGCCCGCCCGCCGAGTCTATGGCCAGAGGCGGCTTGATAGCGGTCAAAGGCTGTTTGTCCTTGTTTAAGTCTGAATTGATAACCAGGATCATTTTCTAGAGCCTTGGTGGGGTCGATCTTCCCGGACATGGCGTCGTTTAGCCAATTGACTGACTCCCTTCCGGCCACGCCATAAGCAGCGTCGTTTAATTCAAACCGCCGCTTGTCCTCCGCCATGCGTTCCCGCTCGACTTGGGCGGCGGTCTCTGCGGCCTTCTCTTGCGCTTTCGCGCCTTTATAGGCGCCATATCCGCCGACCACCACCGATGCTGTTGCTGCCGCTGCGACAAAAGGCATATTAGCCTCCTAATATTTCAATTTCACCGGCCCTATCTATCCGGTGGATACAATAAATCACGGTGTTCGGTTCCAGGCTCAAAAACTTGTGTTCCGAATTTTCCTTGATGAAAATCGCCGTCGGTGCTTTGTAGTCTCCCTTAAATTCTCCGTCACACCAAACCCTGACGGACCCCACGGCAAGCATGGAGTGATGCGAGTATTTATGTCGATGTTGCGGGACCAATACACCCTCCTGCTTTATCAGCATTTGCTTGATAAATATCCCGTCCGTGCAGACGATCTCAACCCCTTCTTCGACGAGATCAGCCGGCATAACGCTCCTCGTAACGCTCGGTCTTGGCGCAGATGATTAACGTCACGCGGTCATCGTCGCTGTCATTTACCACCCAGTGCGGCTTGGTATTGTCGATCAACCAGATTTCCCCAACTTTCGGATTGATTGATTCATTCTCAACGTGGAACGTTGCGCCAGGCGCGCTTTTGAGCGAAAGATAATATTTTTGATACCAGAGCGCGTGCCATTCAAGATCTGCATGAGGGTCAATTCTACCACCAGGTGGGAGTCGAGTAATCAAAACTCCTCCGAGCTGCTCCGCTTCCACCCGTGTCATGACCCAAAAGATAAGCTGGCGGACAGGCAGGGCAAACGCTGCATCGTACCAGATTGAAAAATGAGGATCGTTAAACCCGCCATCTTTGCATTTATTTAAATCATTCGCTCTAATCCAAATATCGTCCATGGCGACATGCGGAGAGTCTGGCCGGTCTTTTCGTAATCGATGGCGGTTCCAGAGTTCCGGCTGACGGTGGATCGCGGCAACGATATGCGCCACGTCGATTCCTTCCGCTATTTTTAGAAAGTGCTTCATGTTTGTTTCGTCATGCTCGGAGTGTTTCTTCTTGGAAAGTTATCATTAAAACTCCTTCCAAAATTCAATTTCAGCGTAGACTTCGACAACACCGAAAGAAGATGCTGTTCCAAATCCGATTGTCGCGGCAGTTGTCAGGCATTGATGTTGAAGTTCTAATGCTTTACCCGCAATAACTGTAAATCTTCCTGAAACAAAGCTTCTATCCATTACATCAGACGAGACTAGAGTATTTCCGTTACACCCTATTTGAATAGTCGTTGCATCAGTTACATTTTGTAAACGGCACTTATGCATGTCTACATGAAACGCAGGAGCGCTAGCTCGAAATCGATAAGTTCCTGCCGTTAAGGTAATTTGATTAGAAGCGAGTGAAGCATTATTCCCCGCATCACTAACTTCTGTATTTAAATCTCTTGTCCGCCAAGCCCCTGAGGTAAACGTACCGCCATCAGTTCCGCTTGCTTTCTCGTCGCGGATGTAGATATAGGCTTCTGAAACAAGGGTGGCCGGCGATATGTAGGCTCCCTCAACTGATCCAGCCGCGACTTCCGCCGCTGTTGCCGCGCGCGGAAAATTATTCCAAACCTGCACAATCCATTTCCAGGCCTCATCGGAAAGCGATGCGACTTCGCCTAGTTTGGAGATCCAGTTTCCAGGTTGTGGTGGTTTGGCGACGCCTTTTTCAGCGGCCATCAGGATCTCCCTACCTGAATATCGGCAAAGAGGTTGAACAGGCTAAAGGAAACAGGATCAGAACAACTCAGCTCGAACACCCAGTCGTACCCCATACCTAAATTCGTCCAGGCTGGTTTATATTCCGGCTGCCCAATCGCTCCCAGGCTACGCCATAAATCCGATGACCACGTTCTACCGCCGTCCACCGAATATCGCATCATGACCTGCGGGTCAGAACCTTGGCCGGTGATTAATCCCACTCCAGCTTCGGCGTCCAGAATCAGCGAGCGAACAGAGATCCCCAGCCCGTCCTTATGAAAAACGCGGGTAATGCGCTTGCGGATAAGCGGGTTCGTGTTGTCGCTGTAGACAGCGGGGTCGAGCTCGTAGATCGTGCCGTCTGAGTAATCCCCGACATAGGCTTTATTGTTGAGATATCCATATCCCGCCCCCCGAAAGCGCTCAAGCCCGTAGCTTTTAAGCTCGCTCCATTGTTTCGTTTCGATATTGAGCGAAAAGGTTCTTTCGGCGGAGGGAAAGGTCAGCTCGTAAAAGCTCGCCTCATCCATGCGTCTGCACCAGGCAATTGCATCGCTCTTAACGGAAAGCTTGTTGATCTGTATCGTCGTTTCGCTGTCAGAAACAATCTCGAACTGGGCGCCGTTGGCCTTCACAACCGCCATGCCGCCTTCAAAGTTACTCGCCAACCAGAAAAGCCCATGGACACTTCGAGCAATGGAATAGGGCGCCCCGATACCGATCGGTAAAGCAGCGGGATAGGTCTCGAATGGAAAAAGTGCGTTACCGGAGTTAAAATAAAGTTGCGTCACTTCCGATCCGAACATGTACAGATCCTTGCCGTGCACTTCTTCGGCCAAGGTCTTGTCGGGGTTGATCGATGCGGTCTCAAAATCCAACGCGGCCCACGCGGATGGATCTTCGGTATTGGTGTTGATAAAAAAATCATCGGTATCCGCGTCGTTCACCGGGAAATAGCCGTCCATGTAGGCGACATGGGTCGGTTTGTCCGGGAAATCCGGGTCGGTAATATTCGTCAACGTCGTGCCGTCGGTGTAATAGCCCTTGGTTCCATCGACGAACATGAGCTTTAGGCGGCCGGGCACCATGACCACACGAGAACCGGAAGTCAGTAAAGTGCCGACATTCGTCAGTAATCCCGCGCTGTCCTGGGAAAAGAGTTCCGAGCCAGACACCCACCAGAGCTTGTCCAGGAACTTCGCGGGGTTGCAGCGGTGCGGACCCAATCCTGCAATGCCGGCCGCCACAAGGCCGGGCTGGGAATACATAATGAGGTCCGATTTCGCGTCTCCCTCACGAAAGGCGGTGTACATGTTAATGGCCCTTTGGCTATTTGCTTGAATAGCCTTGTCCTGGCGGCTTGGACCGTTGAGGGGTAAAGATACTCTCACCTATAGCTCCTGGCATGAAACTTGCTGGTATGCTTATTAAGCACGCTCTGGCGTGAAATTTCAAGGATTGGCACGATTCGTGCATTCTCTACTATGTATATGGGAGGTTGACAGCAGGACGAGGCTGTCTATACTTAACAGTGAATGCGGTCGGTAGAGTGCGATTAACACCCTACCGCCCGGCTCGCCAAATCATGCAATCTAACAAGGAGACTGCAATCATGACTAAGCTAATTATACTAAGTTTCGCGCTTGCCGCGGCTTTTCTTGTCGTCAAAAATCCACCGAATAAAGAAGCCGTCCTGCAATTGCAACGACTTAACGATAATTTAGAGAGGCTGCGCGACACGGAGATGCGCTTTCCGGCGCGCGTGGATCAGAAGTTTAGTGCATGAAAAAGATCGTTCTGCTCTGCTGCTTGCTTGCCGGCCATGCGCACGCCGACGAATGGTCTCTCCAAATTAATGGCGTCTCGCGCCATCAAGGCAAATGCCGTATAGAGTGCAACGAAAATAATAAAGGCATCGGCCTTCAATATGGCTGGACCGACGAAAGTGGTTATGCCAAGGCACTTACAGCCGGAACGTTAATCAACAGCATGAATGATCGCTCGTATTATGCCGGTGGAGCGACAAAGCTTACTATGGGGCCTGTTGGCGTAGGCGCATTTTATGGCTTAGTTTATTATCCGGCCGAACAGGCGAACTGGTGGCCAGCACTCTTACCGATGTTATCGCTCGATTTCAAGCGGTTTGGGATCAATGCGATTTATATCCCGGCAGTAGGAAATGATGTAGTACCGGCTTTATTTTTTCAGTTGGTAGTTAAACTTTAATAAAGGAGATCGTCATGGCTACTTCAAAGTATATCTTTATTTTTTGTTTGTTTCTGATTGGATGCTCAACACTAAGAATACCGGCGAATCTAAATCCGTCCATGGAAACCTGGAAAGGTGCTTCTCCGCAGGATGTTGTTGCTGGTTTCGACAATCCATATCGCCAGTCTCTTTCGCCGGAAGGAAACCTAGTTTACGAGTACCGCCATAACGGAACGGCTTACTACGACAACATGATTCTTCCGTTGGAATGTGATCGTTCGTTTGAGTTTAGAAATGACGCTATGATCCGTTGGAAATGGAGTGGTAATTATTGCGCGGTAATATCACGGAAATAGAAAAATCATCTTGGGGTGATTTTAAATTGTCACCCCAAGAGTTCGCCACTAATTCCACTTTGCGAAATTCCAGGCAATCCGCTATCTCCATACCAAACACCAGTTCCAACTGCCTCCGAATATTCCAGCCAAGCAAGAAAATGTCTTCCTGCTGGCGGGTTTCCCTTATAGCGAGAAAATATACTATTTGCTGGAGAGGCGGTCGAACCAACAGGACTATCTAAAGAATTAATTGCATCAGAAGAAGCTGTGGTGGTTGAATCCAGCCCAACTGAAACAATTTTTTTACTACTGGCCGCAGCGGCCTGACTATTAGCCGCGCTTGCAGCTACCAGCGCTTCTATCAAATCCTCAGAAACACCAATAATAAAATCTAGTTGGTTCGCCGCATTAGCATTTGCTTGTCTGAATGTCGCGGTAGTATAAGTCCAACTATCCGTAGTTTCTAACGCTGCCCGCATCGCCCTACGAACACGATTGTAATAATTCCACACATACCGCTTAGCCAAAGAATCTTCCGTCTGACCCGAAACCGTCGTAGTGCGGAATGATCCAATATAACGCCGCGTGGTCGCGCCGGATTTAACTAGTACGCCATTTTGTAGGACTAAGGCGGTAGCACGGGTGGTGTCATTGGTCCAGGCCAGCGCTTCAATCGCAACCACGCCTGAGTTATCAAAGGCGAACATGTCGTACATTTGACTTGTCGTCGCCGGGACGGCAAGAGACAGCTCGGAAAAAGTACGCAGTATCCAGCCGGTTGAGCCGTTATAAAGCGCGATGCGATTACCTTTGTATGGCGTGAAATAAATTGTCGTCGCGGCCAGTACATCAGCGGTGGTGACGGGAACAGCGGTCGTTAACGTCAGCCGCCCGTTACAAACGTCAAGCTGATCGGTGCTGAAAGTGAAAACCTCCGGCGCGTTCTTTAGTATAAACCGCGAAAACTTAACATCATCGAACCGCGTCGTTCCCGACGTCGCGTCACTTGAAGAACAACCAGTTAATTTAATCTGCGCGAAAGCCGCGTCCGAGGGTGAAGTGACTTCGGCCCATTTCTCCGTCCAGGCTACCGGGTTAGTGGTGGAGTTGTCGTAAATCGACGTACTGACCGTTGCGGAGGCTGTTCCGTCTTTTTTGAACCAGAAAATCTCAACAACGTTCCGCACATCCGCCACGGTGCTTTTGATGGCAAAGCCAACGGTGTAGATAATGGAGGGAGAAACGGCGAATTGATTAGTGCTTGTTAGGGTTCCGCCGCCGGTGCCAATTGAAACAAACTTCGCGGATACAGCACCGTTGAATGTCTCCGTGGTGTCGAGCAAGAACGTCCCGCCGGTAAACAGCGCGCGCGTCCAACTATTCGGTATCCCATCCGCATCGGTATCGTCCTCGAATGACGGATTGAGGGCTAGATTAGCCTCGCCGGTCGCGCTTGAGGTCTCTGTCAGATTAATATCGTCGTCGGTGTAAACAACGACATTGGTGGGGGTGTAGAAAGTGACGTCGGCGTTTCCGGAGAACCAGATTTGTGCGGCGCCGTTAGCGTCTGCTATAACAGTAGCTAAGTTTTCATTGCTAACGGTAAGGCCGCTATCCTTGTAGGTTATTTTGGGGGTCGAAGTTCCGGGCTCCCAGAATGCCCATTTGTACCCGGCAAACTCCGTACCGAGAATAATCCGACCGCCTAAGAATTGTGCCATTATCGTTCACACTCAAAGAAAACGGGTTCAGCGTTATCAGGATCGAGATTGCCGGCAATGGATAACGCCTCGTTGCGATAGTCCTTCATTTCCTGGGTTACAGGCCGTCCATTAGCCGTTGCCACGTCAATAGCGAGTTGGCCGACTAAGGGTTTAAACCACTCCTGGGGATAGTCCGGGGTGTCAGCCGAGGCGTCGAAGTCCTCGGCCGGTCGCAAGAAGGTTAGCAAGTAAACTTGCGTCGTGTCGTTGATGTTGTAATCAAAGGTCAATGTTCCAGTAGTGACGCCGCGCTCATACAAATATCGCGTCGGTGTCCCGCTGTTATTCTTCTTAAGTAGCCCTTCCTCGTAGTTACCGAGGCTCATGGGGTCAACGACGGTTTCATTTCCGGAGGTGTCTTTCCAGCGCACCGAGATCATGCTTAAGGGAAGCATGATTTTATTGGTGTACCAGTAGACCGTGCTTCCAGAGGCGGCGGCGGAAGGGAGTTGAGTCGTTATCGTGACTGAGGTGTTAGCGACAAACGAAACAATGGTGGTCCAGTGGATCGTTCCGTCATTAAGTCTTATCCCGATATTGTCACCATTCACCATACCGGTCGTGGCAATTATAGATAAGACCGTCTGTGCGGCTGCTTCGTCCGCTGATAACGTGCTTGAGTTATAAGAAGCGGTGGCGTGATCTCCGCCGGTGCCTAGGATGTATTGTTCCTCCGCGAGCTCCGGGAACAGAAAAGCGCGTTTGCGAGTCCAGACTTTAAGACCGGGGGCGAAGTCAGCCTTCCCCATCCACTGCTTACCGATGAGGTTAAGCAAAAGCCTGCTGCGATTATAATCCTCCGCCGATAGTACGCGACCGATACCTTTAAAACCGGCCATTTCGTTGGAAAGATTTATGATCTCAAGCTCGGAAACGGTGAAATCATGACTGCCGGAGGATGGCACTTATCCCCCCACCGCTTGAAGCGGCGGCGCGCGCTCTAGCGTGCCGGTTTTCTTCAAGACGCCCAGTATTCCGGCCCAGGCCGCATCGGCCGGTATCGCGGCTTGGCAAACAGCGACTCCTGTTTGTTCATCCTGATAACAAAATTGAAAACTCGTGTGAAGCATGTGGCATGGGTGGCATTTTACCGATGGCGGTGGCGCGAGCGAGCACGTATTCACCCAATGTTTCGTCAAGTTCTCTTTCGTCGAGTGGGAGAGAAAACAGACCTTCGGCACCTGCTCCATGCCGACCGCGTTTAAAATACCGGTCTCAGGGCCGATGACTAAACCCGCCTGCTTGCAGCAGAATGTTAGAGTCTCCCGAATTTTCCAGACTCCGGCGCGCCTGAGAACCCGCGGCTCTTTCTCCCAACCAGCCTCTAAAATCTGCGCCATAGCATTACCCAGGAGGATTACTCGGCAGTCGGGGAATGTCAGGAGCAGTCGGGCAATGATCTGGTCCATATAAGGCCAGGTCTTATGCACCGAGCTGCCGGACATGGAGAAGGCAACAATCAGGTTCCCGCCAATCCTCGCCCGTTCTCGCACCGCCCACTCTTGCTCTTCCGGAGTCGGATAGAAATGCGGTGCGAACTTATCCTGGACGCCCGCGATAAGGTGCGTCATTTCGAGGTAATTTTTATCGCACATCGCATGCCTTGCCTCTTTGGGCCAAAAATGGACGGTTCTGCCGGGAATGGCTAAAAATGTTCCCTCCACCGATTCACTAAGGTTTATGAATTTATCAAAACGCCGCTTCATGGATTCCCAGTAGGGGCCGAGTTCTTCATTTGGCACTTGGTCGGTATCTTGAATCTCAAACGCGTCAATATTGGGATCGTGCAATAATATTTCCTGGCCTGCGGGAGTCGTCACAAATGTAACGTGATAGCCCAATTTCTTGAGTCCGGGAAGGATAGAAGAGCTTTGAACTTGATCACCGATCCCACCATACCTGACCACGGCGGCGGTTTTTTCCGGCCTTGGCTTTTTATGCGAATATTGCACCTTGGATCCGCCCTTCTTAAATATGAACAGGAGAGAATATTCGTTTAAGCGGTGCCCGGGCCCAAAGTCTTGATCGCGCCGCTCGAATTTAACAAGATCCCACACGCCGGCGCGGTTCATCATGTCGACGACGCGGTCATAGTTGACGTTCCATTCATGGTCCGGATTGGCGCCTTCTTCTCCGACCTTCGGATATTGATCTTCATCCGGTAGGTAAAGAACGAGGTAGCCGCCTTTTTTAATCACACGGAACCATTCCTTCAAAGCCTGCTCAGGCTGGTCCATGTGTTCGAGGGTATGCGAGGAAAATACTGAATCCATGCTCTCCGTTGCGAACATGGAAAGATCACACGCGTCAGCAACAACATCCGGCTTAAACTGCCAACCGAACCGATGCGCGTGGTCCATGTTATCGACGCTGATCGCGTGGGGGAAAATCTTGAATGGTCCCGCGCCGATGTCCAGCACGCGCCCTCGTACATAGGGAACGACATCGTATTTTACTTTCTCAGCCTCGTTACCTTGGGGGTCGTCAGCGCGCCACATTCTAAAACCTTACAAGCGCCCGGCCATCGGGGATAACGAGTCGTTCAGGGAAATATTCGTCCACAGCCTTAATACACCCAACCACACCGCGATAATCATCGAATAGAATAACTCCGCCTTTCACCATCAACGGCTCAAATACACGACAAATCGCTTTTGTGCTTTCGTATTGATCCGCGTCGGCATGCACAAACGCCATGCGCGGCATCCGAACTACCGTATCTGGGAATATCCCCATCTGGATGTGTGCTTTCGGCATGGCTTGCGCGATTTTCTCAACGGAACAATCCGCATAGTCGCCTAATCGATGCGCGTCGATCTCACCCGCAATCGGCATACCAGCAAACGAGTCGTACAGATATAATTCCCTGCCCTGATGTTGCGCTATCTCATACAATCGGAAGGCCGAACCGCCTTGGTAAACTCCGACTTCAGCAAACGCGCCAGGAGGGGATGAAAGCGCCATCCCAACCATGCGATCCAACAGGTCGTCAGTGATTAGACTCAGCATCCTATAGACGGTCCCTTACATTGTTGCGCTTGATAAAGCCGTCAATCTGGTCTTTGTCCCGCTCTGCATAGGAATAGCCTTGAATACGGGAGAGGCGTTCTTGTTCTTCCCGGTATTCATCCTCACATTCCGCCTTTCCGTCGAGCACTTCATAACCTTTTTCGTCTTTCATATATCTTCCTCGTCGAATTTATGTTTCTTGTACCCGCGCTCTTTGATTTTTTCCGGCGTGTTCTCGTCCTCAATATTCCCGGATTCAACTGCCTGCCGACGCTTCTTCAGACGATCTGCTAGTGAGCCTTTGCCGGCGAAGATATCAACCTTCCGTGCCGGGGGTTTTTCTTTTTCCATAACGCTTCCTAAAATAGGGGGGCTTTCAGCCCCCATAAATTACGCCGTGACGTTAGCGCCGGGAACCGTCAACGCCTCAATAGCGAATGACAGAACAGCGGTCGCATCCGTGCCGTGCGTCAACCAGAACTGATCGCCGGCGGCCAATGTTACCGGCGTGGCGAGATCGTTGATTAACGGGGTAATCGCGGCCGAGGTTAACGCGGTCAGCGTGGTGGTGGTTGTCGCGGTTCCGCTCTTGACGAACAACAGGGGCTGGGAGCCCGCCGCTGTCGATGCGACGTTAGGCGTTGTCAGCGACGATTTGATCTGCATCGCGGTGAACGCCGCAAACTTGGGTGATACACCGTTCGCCCCGACGGTGGTCTGTCCGGCAAAAATATACGGAACTGTATACGCCGGGTGGTCATACGACATTGATCTTTTAGCCATTTTACTTCTCCGCTATGCCCGCCTCTCAGGCATAGTTAAGACCCAGCGAGAAGGCGCTATTGGGTCAGTTTCACGTTAAAACGTGTGATTACGCGACTGTGTCCTACTAGGCGGCACTATCCCATTTCACGATACGGACTTGATCCACGGAAGCCGCATTGGCATGGACAATGCCCATCCCCCCCAGGTAGTACCACGCAATACCCTTGGACCGTCCGTAGTCGCTCGGCATCTTCGCCCGGATTTCCTCCGCGACCGCGACACCTTCCATCACCGTGTCCTCACCGAAGAAGTAAATCCAATCGTTACCGTTCGCCCAGGGTGTCGCCGTAACACCACCAGCTATAGGATTGAAACCCTTGGCGATATTGGTCTGCTCGATATGCCGGATATTTTCGTAACGTCCGATTTCTCCGTTCATAATCATTGCAAAACCTTCGGAGGTGTACTGATGGATCGACTCCAAGTCGTTCTTCAACCGACGGTAGGTCGCAGGCCAGCCAATTGCAAAGTAATCGTCGCCGGCATAGGGAGGCAGATTTCGCTCTTTCATCAAGTCGGAGAGTATTTTTGCATGCTCTTTCTGGTAGACGATATTGTTGGTCAGCGTTGCGGTTCCGTTTGTGGTTAACGTAACGGAAGTAGTGGACGTGCCGGACGCAGGGACTACACGCAGGAGGGTCGCGTTGAATTGCGAGTGCGCGGCATAGTCAAACGCCTTCTTGGCGTCGTTCTTAAGCCCGCGCATGATCGGCTTTTTAACCGATTGCTTCGCCAGGGACTCCAGCTTGCCGGTATAGGGGATCGAGTTGCCTAACTCGTTGACGGTTAACGTTCCCTGAATTACCCGGAAGTTACTTTCCGGCATGGTGTTGGTTTCCACCAACGTGCCGCCCTGGGTTTGGATATTGAGATAAATATTCCAGTGGAAATTTTCGCCACGATTCTTACCGTAGGCGGACTGGAGGTCTGCAAATTGTCTGATGCTTTCTTCATTCCGGTTCGTTATGTCGGAACCGCCTTTCGGCTGCTGCATGTCTCCATGCAGGCGAGACTATATCTTCACGCTTTCGCGTGCTGTGCGCTTCGAGCCACTTGGCTCTACTCCCTTTCGGGATAGTCGTTGAACCTTCCGGATTTCTCCGGCTTGGCTGCTGATTGCCCTCGTCTTTACGTTAGGGGTTCCCAGTCAGTTCACACAGTTTTAACGTCAAGCTCAGCTAAGCTAACTTGACTTCGGGCTGCACTGCATCCCGAAATTCCTCAGACAGAGGTTCTTTAAACATGAAGCCGCCAAGTGAGTTGACGGCCCAGAGATTACCGGCCATAAATGGCTCCTATTCATTAGTTCAATCCGCGAGCAGCCCGCATCGAAGCTAATTTTTCTTCATGCGATTTGGGCTTGCCCTCTATGGGTGCGGGAGTTTTACCTCCGGCACCACGGACGACGCCTGTGGAGCTTTTACGCTGGTTTCGATCTTCCAGTCCGGTCTTGGGGATATGCTTCTCAACTAAGGCATCGCGCCATGTGCGAATTTCATTGCCAATGGCTCGATACAATTCGGCGTAGGGGCGCCGGTCTTTCTGTATGTCCCTCAATTCATCTTCACGGCGATAGAACATCGCGCGAAGTGTGGGATCTCCCATGATGTCGGCATATCCGCCTTTCTCCGGCGGATCTTCGAGAATCAGCTTACCTCTCTCAAAGGCGAGCGTCTCTTCTATGTATCCACGGATCTGTTGCTGGGTCATGCCTTGGGTCTGGGTAGCCAGATCTGCTTGACGCCCTTTCCCAAGTAACTTCGCAACTGCTTCGGATACCTTCTCTTCTTCGCCGTACATCAGGGCTTTAGTGATTTCCGCGATAACTTCAGTATCGCGCCCAACGTCCGCCGCCGAAGAGGTGGCAGCGGGTAGCTGGGTTGCCGGGTCCGGTGCGGGGGTGGCGGCGCTTGTGCGCTTGGCGTCCTCGCGTAACCGGGTAGCCTCGGCTAATCTTGCATCGGCAGTCGCGTGCTTTTGCACGTACTCCGCAATTTGTTCCTCCGTGAATTCTTTCTCAACGCCGTCAATCGTAAATTTACGTTTGGGCGGAGTATCCTTGGGTTCTTCAGTTGTTGCCGCTAACGGCTCTTCTTCGCCAGAATCTTCTTCCTCTGAGTCCGTCTCGTCCGGTTCCAATAGAGCCTTATCCGCAGATGACTCTCCGTCGGCAATATATCGTTCCTTATTCGCGTCGGAGATTTCTTTCAAAATAGACGCGCGCTTCTGATAATGCGGCGAGCCGGTAGGTCTTGGCTCGTCCTCCCGCTTGGGAGTTTCAGCAACCTGTTCCGGTTCAACAACGGGTTCCGGCGCGGCGGTTGCCGCTTCTTCCTTCGGTTTATTCTTGCTGCCTTGTGGTCTGGCCATTAATCCTCGCTTTCCGGTATATTCAATTGATGTAAAGCTTGCTTGCCAGAAATAATAGCATCCGCTAAATATTGGCGCAATGCAAGAGCCGTGCCAGCTTTTCGTTTAATGGAAATTATTTTATTCTGAAGGTCGACCAGGGTAGTGAACTGATAGGGGTCGAGATCGAATATTTCTGCCTTGGCGTCCTCCAAATCCTGCAAACTGCGGCCATCCAAGAGCCTCCCAACGTCAGTTTTGAGGAATTTCTCAACCTCTATTCCAAGTTCGGCATGGGCCAACAACTCGCGGTCTTCGCTCATGAATCCAATAATAACATGGTGGCGGCAACGTTTCGTTTCCGCTTTATTTCCCTGGTTTGGGCGATTACCAGCGGGTCCGCTATGGAGTCGACCCGGACATGGAGCGGTATCGGTGGCGGCGGAAGCTCTGGACGAATGAAAAGCATCCGTCTTTCCTCATCCCTAAGCGCGCGGAGTATTTCCCTAGCGGTAGGCGGGCGTTTGTATCTGTGTTTTCGTGGACCGGGTAAAGATAATACCGGCGCTATAACAATGCCAGCATCAGTATTGAAAATATCGTCGTTGAATACCGCCCTATTGAATATCCCGGCCATTATTTACCCACTGTTATACACGGATCAATCTTGGGTATAGATTTTCGTTTCTTCTTTGCGGGTCATGGCGATATTATACCTTAGCCAACGCTATAATTCGGATCGAGCAAGATGAGTAATCTGACATTCGTGGCTAAGGTTACCGTTAGAACAACGTCGTTACCGCTCACGCCGGCCGCGAGCGTCCACAACGCAGCCCCGGCTGTTGCCTGGACGGCTGGGGCCACAAGAATGCCGGTTCTTACGGGCGCCGCCACTCCCACTTTTCTCCATGCGTCCGACCCAACCCAGGTTTTGTGATCCCCGGTTGAAACAAGATAAGCTTCCGCGTTGAACCGAAAAGAAATATAGGAATCAGCCGCCATCGTCCCGACTTTCACGGTGAAGGGAGTCGCGTTGGCGGCGATGATCTTTTGAAGCCTGATCGTATGGCTCCTCATAATACCATCCTAATATCACTCTCTGTGACCGTTACCGTCGTATTAGTGTCGATGGAGGCTTGAGTAGATACCAGAGAAGCCAGGGTACTATAAATAAAATTATCCAGCTCTGTTTCCGTTTGTGTAAGGTTCGCTGTTTCCACCGCTATAGTAGCGCTCCATGTATTGTCTTCCAGCGTACATCGGTACAAAATCTTTAAATTTACACCCTCTCTGACAGTCTGTATGCGATCCGCGTAACAAATCATTTGGATTGCGCTCCGAAGCGCGCAAGCAGAATAGCCCTAGCAGAGGCCGTAGTTGGATTGACGGTGGCGCTTTGCACTAACGAATCGCCGACACTTGGTAAGTTCGTTGTAACAACGCCGACGAATAAATTATTGATATAATAAGATACTTGATCGTCTACCGAAGTATCTATTTCCATCTCCCAACGTGTCTCCGCGACAACCGGAGTTTTGGAACCACTGACGGTAATTCCAGAAAAATCATCTATTGCTACCAATTGCCAATTAAGATCGCCGGCAACGGAAGAAAAACGAATTCCCAACCCAGGGACGGCGGTAGGTAAATCTACATTTCCTATATAAGAAGTAGCGGCCTCAAGCCAAATCCTGCAATTTGTGAGATTAGTGTCTGTTTTAAATGTGTAATAGAAATGAGCTTTACAACGACGTTGAATCCCAATGAAGTTACTTGCCTTCCACCCACCGGGTGATCCTGGTGTTCCAGGTGTCGTATATTTATTATATTGTCCAGTATCCTCATTGATCGAAGTTGGCGTTCCAACCACGGTCGGCGCAGAGGTATTGATTCCTACAACTTCTATTAATGTTGACGCATGGTTTGCTTTTTGCACCCAATAATTACGTAGAAAGCAATCTGCTTGTATTGGCCGTTCAATTCCATAAGAAGCGTCAAAGACGTTAAGACTGTCCACGGTCAGACCAAGTTCAGCGGCCCTCGCGATCGCCGCCCTGGTGACATCCGCCTTAATCCGGGTGTGATTCCAAGTAGTCTCCTTGACGATTTCTAGTTGATTCTGAGCCCCCTTGGCAATCTCTTCCGGCACATCAACGCCGGCAAAAGTTGCGTTGTAAAAAAGATGTTGATTGCCGGATATATCGATATCGGCCTGATCGACAAATTTAACAAATGCTTGTGCCATACACGTTCCCTATGTTAAGCGCCAATGTAGTATCCACAATTACCGCGGTTGAGGACCGCCGCGCCAGGCGCCGGCATGACAATTGTCGTTGCTGTGTTCGCAAGCAGACTTTTAAGCGGAATACCCGGCTGAAAGTTGACATCTTCCTTCGTATCACCAGCGGCCATTGCGTTGCCATTGCTCCATGCGAGAGTACCTGGAAGATTGGTCGTTGTGATTATGAGTGTAGCGGTGCCAGCTAAAACCGCAGTCGAGTGTCGTCTGCAATTGAGATAGACAATATAATGGAAAAGACCAGCGCCGGCGGCTGGAATCGTGATGGTTGCTGCTGTATTCGCCGCCGCCGTCACTGTAACCCATAACGTGACTGGAATCGGCTTCGAGTAAATGATTTGATCCGCCGACGATGCTCTAGCGGCGACATTTATATTCCCAGACGTATAGGCTGAAATACGGAGGCGGATCTTCTTGAGCCCCGTCACGCCGACGACGTATGTTGACGCTATTGTCGTCGCAACAACCACGGAGAAAACATAAACCTCCGCGCTGGTTACTGCGGCAACCAATGATCTTGTGGCGAACGCGGGTAAAAGAATGTCGTAATTTACGCCATCAACGGACCCTTCGAATACAAACGTGAGAGAACCCGCGGCGGTGCGGATATCGAATGTAGCGGTCGCGGCGCCGTTCAGATCCATTACGACTTCAGCGTTCAGCGCGCCGATAGTCTTTACATACGTCCGTCCGGTTTCGGTAACGACTTCATCGCCGACGGTATCGAGTTGCCCTCGGAAGGGATTACCGAATTGGTCTACTATCTGCGGCATGTCATCCTGTTAAGTAATTCAATTTGAAGTCGCCGAACAAATTGCTCGGATCGAGCGAATATAACTCCGCCGTTAATTGGCCTGTTCCCGGAACAGCATTGAACCCCACTTCCCCCATCCCTGGATGATTGGCGTCGGACTGCGCGCAATTCCCCCACCCAACCATGATCTGTGAAGCTCCGGTAACATCACCATCGGTAACGGTGAAAAAGGCTTCTTTCGCTGGTGTTGCAACGGTTACGGTTGTTGCTTTGATATTGGTCGAGCCGGCGCCTGGTGTTGTCCCGACAATAGTCGCACCAGACCTAGTCAATACTTGTCCATCGGCGACCGCGCCTACAACAAGATTTGTCGGCCCACTGGTTTCACGCAGCGCCTTGGCGCGCAATACCGCAACATCTGCGTCAACGCCGGCATAGCCACTAACGGCATCCTTCTCGCTTTCTTTCTGATACTGAATATGAGGATCACCTGCGGCGATATGCGCGGTATCACCCGCGGCAGCTACGCCAGCGGCGTCAAAATCAGTCGTTGCGGCTTCGGCGGCGGTGCCAAGGCCGGTAACGACATGGTTATCGTTCCACTCGGCCTTATTGACCTCGGCGCCGGGTTCATCCGGAAGCGTGGCGACTTTGGCGTGGGTGACTGTGACAGCCATTACTCTTCAACGATCCGCGAACGTGAGCGTATAGCCATGCCATCCGCGTTATGCTCAAGAATCGTCGTCTCTCTTGGCGCCGTAATCGTTTTAGCGATCTCCTGAAGCGACTCGCCCTGTTGTTTTTGGTTGTTGCCTTGTAGGGCGGCGAGGAAGGCTTTATTGTCGTTCGCGGATTGGGTAATTTGGGCGCGCGAGTCCGCGGCGATCTGCGCCACCAGTATTTTGGTTTGCTCGCTCATATTAGCAAGGTACAGTTGCAATCTCGCATCGCGCGCGGCCTCGCGTTCGCTTTGATGTAGTTCAGCATCTTTAATTGCAAGGTCAGCATTAATCTTCCGCTCCGATTCCCGGTCTTTCTGCTCCATGGCCGCGTCTTTCGCGTGTAACTCAGCCTCGATCTTAGCATAGGCGGCCTCGTTTTTAGCGTCAATCTCGGCCATTTTGCTTTCGAGCATTTGCTTAAGCTGCTGGATTTCCTGATCCTTGGCGGCGAGTTGCGGGTTATCTTGGTCAACGGAGAACCGCGCAGCATCCCGGAAACCAAGGAGCCCGAAGATATAGGCCTTGATAGGTTCCGGGTCCATGTCAGGCGGCATCTGCGCTCTGAACTCGGCATACGTCGTCAACGCCTGGGTGAAGGCCTGTAGTCGGATCATGGGGTCCATGGCCGAATTCGCCACGTTCACCACGACTTGCGACGGGACCATCAACAGATCTTTGGTGATAGCCGTTACCCCATAGCGTTGAATATCCGCGCGCCGAGCCATCAACGTTAATAGATTCATGTCGGATTCGTAGTGCTGTTCGAGCATGTCTAATTGATTTAGGACGCGCTCCACCCAGGTTTCCGAGAATACTCGGATAACATATTGGGTCATGGCGTTCGAGCCGCCTTTCAGCATCGCCATGCCGCCGACCGTTTCATTTAGCTTGCGGTTGGTCTGTACTGATCCTTGAGAGAAGGAGCCTAGGAGATCGTCAAAGTCATTGTTTACCCGGTCCTGCTCCGCGTAAGCGGACTGGGTAACATCGTTGAACTCCATCGGGAATACATCTTTTTCGATGTCATTAACGAGGGTCACAGAACCCGGCGCGTTACGGACAAGGGATTGCAGGTCAACCTGTTTACCCCTACGTACAAGATATCGCTTATTCAACACCAGCTTAACGTTGTCTTGGCGTGAGTTCGATATTTCGTTCGCTTCTTTCTGCGTTCCCTTAGCTAAATGTACCGGGGCGTCCGGGACGGATTTATGGGGCTCGATGACTGACGTTCCGACCACAAACGGACGGATACCGTGCAGATAGGCTTTTTCTAATGGCCTTGGCTCAGAAAGGATAGCGACTACACCAAGCGTGTAATACTGCACTTCCTCTCCACGTATCCGCATGAAGTTTTCATGCACCCATACAATATCGAAGTCGGACAGTTCTTTGCTGAATCGGGGGTCGGTTTCGTCCTCCCTTTCTCCTGCTCTTGCTTGGCGGGTCGAATCGTAGGCTGAATTTCTCGCCGTCATGAGAATATTGGCTGAAACAAATTCCCAGTCACCAGATTCTATTTTTTCCCTCACATCGCCGATTCGCATGGGCTCCATGGCGATAAAATAGGGGCTTGAGTTGACGACATCGGTCCATTCCGCGGCCGGGTCAAAGCGGAGATTTTCGATAGGATAAAGCTTAATATCGGGCTGATCTTTTATCTTGATCTTCGCTGGTTGCCCGGTTTGCTCATCGAGAATAGTGGGATCTTCCATATCCTGATATTCCCAGAATTGTTTAGAGCCGACGATGCCATAAATGTACGCTTCCTGCATGGCGCCGACGCAGACCTGAAACCACGGTATTTGTCCCTTACGTGACAGACGATAGTTAATCAATTCCTGGCGCAGTGCGGCGCCAGCCAAGTGCATAGGGTCTTTATCGTCCTCGGGCTCATGTGACATGATATCTAGTTGCGAAAAAAAAGCGGCGGCGGTCGCGGCTTCTAGCTGTCTCCCAGTGGCCCTGGTTTTGGGCCGAAACATCTTAGATCGGTATTTATAAGCATCGGAATGATACTTCGATCCCTGCATGTGCTTGTTCTGGAAATGCGCAATAGAGTTTTCCCAGTCCTTGCGGTAGTTGGTGTCGATGAAGGTCGTCGAAGTATCGAATGCCTCCGCCGCGCGCTTTAACCAGGGATCGGAATTAGCGTCGGGCCGGCTCGTCCGCATATCGACCGGCCGGTGGTGCTTGCCGAATTTCTTGCGGGCTGGGAGGGCTTCAGGCATTAGGATGCTTGCCTTCTTTCAAGCAGAAAAAAATTGCCCCAGTCAATATACTTTGCATCTTTAAAGCTTTTGGCCGAATAAACAAAATCACCTTTGTACCAATCTGAAGAGGTCGGACTGTAATACCATGCTATATGCTTTGATTGCCCATAATCCATCGGTATTCTTAAACGTAAGTCATACCATGTCCCAGGCGGCAAGATTGTTCTTGCGTCCTCCCTAACCAGATTCCTTAAGAAATCCTCATCATGGCCGCTTAGTTTTGCGTACGGAAAAGAGCGGCCATACTCGTGAGTTGGATCAAAGGCATGGTTAATTGATCGAATACTTTCAGGGAGTTCGTCCGTTAAAAGTAAATCATTGGCCAATACTTCATCGGGTAGCGCGAGATATTTTGAGGCAATAACTGTGGCGCCGGCTGCCAACATACCCTTAAGAAATTGACGACGGTTCATATAATTATCCCTAGTTCTTTAATCGGCTGATGTTTGTCCAGCACGCCGTCAATGTAGTCCGGCGTAGCGCCTTTGAACGATCCTCTTGCCATGCGCGCCCGCTCCAATATCTCGCCGCCGGCCATCAATACCTTTCGGAGCCTGGCATCGAGCTTGGCGATATGCAGGACATATCCATAGCGGTAGGACACGGAGAAATTCTTGATGATGAGCACCCCGCCTTTTTCCTCGCTGTTGACGTTCACGGCCCAGAGATGGCCGGGGTAGTGCTTATTTAGCATATTGGCGGCGCGCTTGGCGAGTATTTCATCGTTAGCGGTGAAGGTGTGGCCGTCGAAGGTTTGGAGATTGGTAATTATATTTTGCATTTTATGGAGGCGTGGTGATAATCATTTAATCAACTTCGCAATTTTGATGGATTGCGGCTCAAAATTAAGCCATGTTCCGGGCGAGACCTTGAAATAAAATAAGTCTGTGTGCCGGCAATAGCGCGCATCCTCAAATACCTCGCCCCACTGGGTAATGACAATAGCTTTTTTCATCAATGGTCCTGATGGTGAATATAAACGGCGGAATACTCGCCATCTTCTTCCGGCTCGCACCAGCAGAACTGGGACATGACGTGGGGCCTGCCGAACTCCGGATAAACATGGAGGTCCCGGTCTTGTTCCATGACTTGATTGGGCTGGAGAATCATCAATCCTCCTCCACTTCCGGATTCATTATGTCGAACAGCAATGTCCTTTTTTCCTCGTCTGGCATGACGAAGTAGTCGCGGGGGGAGAATGCGATCTTGATGCCTTCGGGGAGGGAGTCATAGTCTGGGTGAACCTCACAGCTCATCGAAGTTATTTGAATAGGCGGGTCAGGCGGCTCCATTTCTATCTTATACAGTGCCGATTGAGTTCCAGGACCATGCGGACCGATGGGGCCTTTAAGTTTCGTTATCATCCAGGTCTCGTTTTACTTTTGCGAAATCCACTCCCTGCTTCCAGCAACGAGCACATCTGCCTGAAAGGGGGCGGCTCCATGGCTGACCGATTAATGGTCCATGAGTACAAATGAGTTGTCTTAGCCAACGCAGAAAACGCCATGGCCGCTTAATGCTAATTTCCAGGCTGCGGCCCAACCAATAGATCACAAATCCCCAAAATATTCCGAATCCAGGGTTGATAAAAGATATCATTGGTATTCGATAGAATCGCCGACGTTGGTGTCGGCATCGCTTTAGAACTATCATGGCCGGCGATATACTCCGTTCTCGGTCCTGTCGGTGCTGAGCTTTTCCTTGCCATTCGAGAATTTATACACCACCTCCGGCTTTTCCATATCCGGGTCCGCCTTATGGCAAATAGCACGGAAGTCCGTGATAGTGTTATGGGGTGGTGGCTGCGTGGGGTCAGCCATTTAACTTGCTCCATTCACTCATTGCTTTATTCAATTCAGACCTCCAAACGCCGGCATGAGGCCCGGAGTAGAATTTAAACCACTCCTCTTCGGAATGCTCCGTCTGCGCGAACTTATCATGCAGTTGAGCCGACTTGCTCTCGCCGGTCTCGGAGCTGTAAATTGTATTCCCTTCCTGCCATATTTTAAACCCGCGTATGATTTGTGGAGATAGGCTATGGCCGGCCATGGTGTGTCCTCAAATTGGTGCCATCCCGGACTCTCTGCTCGTCGTCTGCTCATTCTGGGTCACGATTGGTTACGTGATTGCGCGCTATTCGATCCTTGTTGGATCCCTAGATTGATGGAACCGCCACGCGTGGCAATCGCTCCTAGGCACGAATAATTCTGCGACTTTACCAGGTACGCCTCACTATCCTTTCGGAGGCAGAACTCTGAGACCGGGTATGGCATAAACAGTAAGCAAGTCCCCTGCCCTCAATACGCATTACGCATTCTGGCACGATATTTGCGTCTATGCAAAAGCTCAATCCTCCGCAACAGCGGGTAACGTATCGGCATCGTTATAGACGCCTGGAATAACATAGTCCGGCATGTCGTAGATGCGTGACATGACGTCGAGGAAATCTTTCATCAGAGTCGCCGGGAACAATAGATACTCGTTATTCAGCACCCACTTTACGAGGTCATAGGGCTTCCGGTCCTGGTTGATGCGCTTGATCGGCTTGGCGCATAAAAACTCTTGCCCCCTCTCTTTGGCCTGGCGCTGTGTTTTTGTCTCCTCGCCATCGTAGGGAAAGAAAAACCGCCACGAACTTAAATCAGGAACCAGGCGCTTGATGCGATCATCCTTAGCCTGGTCGCTGTCATGCGTCCAGGACACCACTTCAATGGGGAAATAGGATTTTTCGATTTCCATCATCTGTTCGAAGTGCTGGATATCGGACTGCATGCCGTATTTTTCGTAGCCTACATAAACCCCTTGAATACCGGGTTCTTTTGTCCATTTTTTATGCAGGGCTTTCAGCATTTCCCACCGCTCCTTGAGGTTCATCTTATGACACGCGCCGTCCAGCAGGTATTTATTGTGCGCCGAATCCAATCCGATAACGGCCATGGCGGTATTGGACGATCCTTTGAGTTTTGAGTCTGCTGGATCACACAGGATATACACGTTGAGGGTAAACGGCCTGATCTCGTAGGTTCTAATCCATTCCGGCTTGAGGCTTTGCTCGCTGCCGGCGATGGGGTTTAGCAGTAGCTGGCAAGCTGTATTATAGATCCCGTTAAGCTTCTTCTTTTCCTCCCATACTTTCTCATTCCAAAATATCGGCTTACCATCCGGCGTCCCAGTATCAGTGGCTGGATAAGATCTTAGCTTAATGATTTTTTTAGCAATAATGGCCGCGTAGGTATCCGCGAAATGAAAGCGAGTGCCCTCATGCCATTGCCGGCCAGTTGTCTCGCCCGTCGATGCGAGATTCTGCGAGAGCTCCCAGTTATCCGTTGTTTTCATGATCTGCTCACCAGTGGTCACGGACTCGCGCGTGACCACATCATTATAAATTCGAAGTTTAAAATGTTTGCTGATCGGCTGGCCGTCGATCAATCCCCACGATTCAACGGTGGCCTCGTTTGAGTTTGATTTGCGCTTAACCGTGATACCGTTTTCTTCGGACCACAAAATGGCATCCTTGTGCGGCTTATTCCAGAAAATATCAGAATAGACTGATTTCAATAATTCGTTAATTTCAAACTCGGTTTTTATTTGGCGTAGAAATGCGCGCGCGATCGGGCGGGTGTGTGAAAATATACCGATAGTTATATCGGGATTATTGATGATTTCCTGGATAGATCCGGCGAATGTAATAATGGTGGATTTGTAATGCTCCCGGCTCCACAGGTCCATATGTCCGTCGGGGCTCGCCTCGACCTCGCGGCAACGGGCATAGATCCAGGGATGGATTGCGTCTATGCGATTGAGCAGGTGGGTCAGCAGGAAAAATCTATCCCCTCTCCCCATCTCAGCGACTATCGCATTTTCACACCCAGGATGATGACAAACCTCATCATAAAAACTCAGTGCCTGGCGCATCGTGGCCGTGTGCAGCCACGGCAATTCCGCTCTAATGCCTAGTAGGTTCGATTCGCTGTTGCTGAGGGTCTGCGCGCTGGCGGATGGCATCGAATGGGATGGACTCAACTAATTTGTGCTCAATCTCGATTTTGCCGGTCATTTCGGTTGTTTGCAATTTTGGATGCACATACGGCGCTACGGCTTTAGCTGCCTCGAATCGCATGCTGTGCCAATTGGAGAATCCGGCGCATATATCCCGATCAATTTTTCCTTCCGCTACAGCTTTTAGGAGATCAGGCGGACACGGCGTGCGCATGAGTTCAAGCATATATTCTTTTGGTGTAATTCCGCTCGCGGCAATTTCGGCTGCAACCCTCGCAGTCCGTTTATTTTTCGCCCCCTTTTTGCGGCCGCCGGTCTTTTTTCTCTTTACCATATCTATTTTTTTCTATTTCTAGAAAATTACTCCTAGCGCCTATTTAAAATAGATTAGCAATCGGTTTGGCAAAAACCAACAATATCAGGCCGAAACATATCCAAAAAAAACACGGCCAGCACCAATAATCCTTGATGGTAAAACGAGTATGGTTTTCCATTTAATACCCCGGTTCCGGCCGTGGTCGCTTGCCTTTACCTTTTTTACCTTTTTTCATAATTTTACCTCGTGAATTAGTCTAATTATTGGCTCAATCCCTCCCCCTGTCAAATTCCATGCCAATCCAGCCAAAATAACCTACCTATTAAATCCACCCAGGCATGTCGGCAAACTCAGATACAGATAGGTAACGGGTATGCCGTGATCTCGCCCCAGATCGCAGAATTTTGGCTGTGAATATATACAGCTTTTCCCATTTATCGGGTAAAAGCAACCATTCGTCGGTAGGCAGTAGCAGTCTAGGCTAAAATAGCCCACAATTACCGCATGAATACAAAATCCATGCTTTTGCAATATCTCGCCCGGTTTGATCGTCCTACCGATTGCGTTAATGCGCTGAACGCGGTGCTCGGTACTAATTACGATATCAACCGCCTGGGGCAATGGCGCCGCGGCGCTGTGCCGCCTCCAGGGATTGTATCAGGTTATTTACTCGGATTAGCTGATAATACCGTTGGTCGGAAAGCTAAAAAAAATAGCAAATAGGGCTTGACGGCATAGGCAGGGATAGCCTACTATTATAGATAGTAGTACGGGCGCCTCGCCGGAGATCAGGGGCAGGAGAAGCAAACATGGAAAAAAAGACAATCAACATCAAGCCTGGCCGAGTCGTTGAGATGGATGAGCAAGGCCGCTACCGTTTGATCGAGGCAGAGTTTGGCCTTAACGAGGCCATTAGTGAGGCTGAGGTCATCGACCTACTAGAGCGCCATAATAAGGCCGATCTGCGCAAGCACTTCCCGATGTACGGGTTTCACGACGCGGAGCCAATTGACCGCACCCCCGAGCACAAGGAGGACTACTAATGGCCAACCACCCCAATCGCAACGCATATCTCGCCGTCTACATCCGTGAGCTGTCAGGCAACTTAACCAGGCACACGATCAAAGGCATGGACAAGGCCGCTCATATTGAGCACCACAATATCGGTCCTATTACTGGCACCGAGCACCTGGTGGGATGGCCTGAGCCAAGTGTCGAGTGGCACGGATCAACCGGTTACTGGTTTAATTAGCCCCCCTCCCATCCAGTCTACGGGCTGGATGTGGGATTACCAACCAACAAATAGGAGATAGAAAATGATCGCCTTAATTAATTTTACCAATAAAGAAACAAACATATCCAGCACGGTTGAAATCCATGCGGACAATGTAGACAATTTTTGGGCTATCCATTCAGCTTTAAAAACCCATCCGGAATATACCAATGTGGGCATGCGGATTGAGCGCGAGCGCGGCAGGGGCTTCCATGCTGTTGTTGCCTAGTCTAGCCTCCCTATCCCTGCCAACGCGGGGATAGTGGGATAGAGACTAATCACAGATAGGAGAAGCAAATATGACCAATGAAACTTTCCAATCCGCCGATGGCACGATTAGATGCCGGCAATGCCATCTGATTGTTTGTGACTGCACTTGTCGCCAAGATCATCCACTGCGCGTATTGTTGCGCGCATTGGGGTTTATCCATTAGTCCCGCCTCACATGATCTATCTCCCCGGCTTCGGTGACCGTGTAAGTGCCCGCCGGTGATGCGCCCGAGACGTCAGGCGCAGCGGGACCGAGCCCTTTGTGCAGCCAAGCCCAGGACATTTAATCCGCTTAATCCCATCCAGCAGCTTACCACTGATACATTCACCATAACCCAGCTCGTGCCAGGCTTTATAATACCTCCACCTTGCCCAGCGCTCCATGGCCTCCTTAATGTCAAACTTAGTCATCTTGTGCTGTTATTCTAGCCAGTAATTCAGCGGGGTTCATTTCCGTTATCTCGCCAGTTCATGATCGTATGGAACACGGAACCCAGAGGCATTTCTATGACCACCACCGCCATATTGCTTAGCAATCTCCGACACGTCCATTCCGGCATCAGTGGACCGCAAACTAAAACACCGTCCATCCGGTGTATCCCAATAGCATCCAGCGAATGGCTCATCTTGCGCGAGTTTATGACCGGCATCGGAAGTCAATGTATATGGGAGATTAGCAATCGGTACGCTATGGCCACCAATGACAAAGCGACGTGTGACAACTTTTATCAGTTCGTCAATATCCTTAAAATGCTTGCGCTCAATGGCCTCGCCTTCCTTCGCTAAATCCTCTGGACGCGCCAACATCAACATGTCCCATACTTTAAAATCGTAAGGATAGGAAAAGACATTGGCCTGAATTTCTCGCGTCCTTGGAATGGCAAAACGCCATAAATCACGATCCTCGATGTGATTAATAAGTGCCGGTCTCGGCTCATCGGGGAAAAAGAAATCCCAGGTAATGCCGGCGCCGGAACGATTCATATCAAACAACGCATACAGACTCCGCGTTACGCCTTCACAACGATCCTGATAAACGTTCATTAAATGTTGCTGCCAGCTTGAGGCGGCATGGCCAGCAAATTCCAAATCAGAGGCGGCGCTCTTATGGTGATCCAGCACAAGAATGGACGAGGCATATGCGGCCATTTCTTCCAACACTGGACGCTTATAACTGAAGTCTACGAGGATAACGTCACGGTTCTTTGTGTCAGGTGGGGCGTCTTGATAAACACCAGCATGGAAATCGACATCCATAAGAGCGCGACGGACAACCCAAGCGGCCCCAAAACCATCAGCACAGTTCCCGTGGTAAATACAAAGTGGTTTACTCATCGTCATATCCTCTGTTAATACGGCTTCCCCTTGCCCACCGTTCCATGATTTCTTTAATGTCAAAATTTGTCATGCGTTTTATAAATTACCTTAATCGCCTCATCTAAATCATGCGCGACCGCAACCTGTCCGTTCCATGTTCCATGCCACATTTTTTGATCGTTGTTCAGCCGCCCGTGATCACTTTTTATTTCGATCAAATAATTCTTACCTCTAAATCCGATCAGTAAATCCGGTGCGCCTCGCTTAACTTGATTCAGAATTTGCACCGAAGCACCGAGCTTCATCAGGCCGTTTACAATGCCGGGTTGATTCTGATCTATTTTAGCGGCGCGCATTTATTTTAAAATGCCCTCCTCAATCGCCCTACCCAATGTCCGCGCTACATATTCCAACTGACTACCGTGACGCTCCTCCCATGATTGCCACCCGCGTGAATGCAGGTCCGTATGTTCCATGCGGGTAAGTGGGATTACGGCCCAATCAGCCGCCTTCACTGAACCGCCGAAACCGTGTCCCTTTATGTGATGTGGTTCCGTGCCGATTTGTTCGCTAATACAACTCGGCAGAGTTCTAACATAGGCCAGATATTTCATGGATTCCCATCTCTTTTTCTTTTGCAAATCTTGCATTGATTGCCTCTTCTCTATTTTCATAAAATCCTATGTGCTCGCGTGATTTTTTGCCCCCAATGTAAGCATGCCATTTCTGCAAACGCTTATTCCATGAAACTCCCTTGTGACCGGAAATATTATTAGATGGAATGCCGGAATTAAATGAATTTATTCTCTTTGTCGCTTCGCGCAGATTCTCTATTCTATTGTCGCCCTTAATTCGATTTATATGGTCTAGCATAATTGGCTTATACCCAAAATGGTAAATCCATACTAGATGATGTACCTTCCAAGGCCGACCGGAAAAATGCGTAACTATGTAACCGTCTTTGTCTTTCGTTCCTACGATTGATCCAGCCTTCCATATTCTGCAACTATCTATTGTTTTTATTCGCGTTAGAAATCCTGTGCTTTCATTATATGAAAAACATTCGCGCAACAGTCTTTGCATTTTAGTCATAAAAGATAATCGTCCGCCGGCAGTCCGCTGACTACGCTAGGCAGGCTCTTAACGTAGTTGAGATAGGCGCGGCTACGCCAACTTTGATGTTTGGGAATAATTGGACGGTTTAGCATTTCTTTAACCAGCACATATAAAATCTGCCCATCGCTATATAAATATGGTAGCCATGCCGCTCTGAGAAAAGAGCAATGGGACGCTTTCTTAAATTCTTAAAATAAAGCCCACGGCCAAATAATCTAAACCAAAACGCACCCGGGAATTTGGCATAACAAAATTTTCTCATCCAGCCTCCCTTATCGGTATCGCCACGCCCATCATTCCCGCGATGGATCGGCTATGCTCAACAAAGTTTGACATCTCATCCCATGGCAATACGTCCCGCTCGCCGTCCTCGTTTTCGGTAGTGGTGCGCCGTGGCGTTTCGCGCAGTCGCCCATTAAACTCTTTCATCACCCACCCGAAGTATTCCCCGCAAAGAAGGCGGTGTGTTTCCTTTGGCGACTCTCCGCAGTAATTGGCTAAGGGCGTAACAACCGATACAAAGTAATATCGGTTGAATGGGATGCTGCGCGGTTTCTTATATGGTCCCCATTCGACTTCGACCGGCAAAGGTATTTCATACAGCCTTTCAATGAAGGCTGCTCTTTGCGGGTCGGTGCGGAGGATGGATTGCGTCATTCTTCTTTTCTCATCAGCCTGCCGATATGATATCGCCCGCCAATAATATCTAAAAACCCGTACTTCACCATTTGCGTTAAATGATGCTTAATCTTTTGCGGCGATGTTTTTTCCATACCGATACGTTTGCTGATTTCGCGCAATGACAGCTCATCGATACCTTTATCCTGCACCAAATCCATAATGGCGCATTGAATTGGATGCGCGGCGATTTTGTATTTTGTCATTTCACCTTCCCATTGATCGAAGGCTTGATATCCGGCGGCTTAAGCGTCAACTGAAATGGCTGACCGTTTCGATACGATATTGTGACCTCGCCGCCTTGGAGATAATCTACTAAAGCTCGTGGTGCGGAAGCTTGAGTAGCTTTGTACCAGCCATAACAGACACCAAACGTCTGCGCGGAGCCGAAAACGATGCCGGCCAAAAGAAAGTATATTTGTTTGCGCGATATTCTCATTTGAATAGTTCCTGGTTAGTTTTCATGAAAGCAGCCACATCGCAAGCCGCCATTTCCAAGTCGGCAAATTGGGATTGACACATAGAAGTTTTTCACCGGCTGCATGCCATTTATCTACTGGCGCAACAATTACATGCCCGCCGCAATTAATGCCTATGCCGCCACTTTCCGTAACGTGAATACTCGGCGAATAAAAACTGGTTGGATCTTTGCGCCAAATTTCTCTATCTGTGTTAATAGCTGATTCGATCATAGGGTTCTCCCGCACTGATTCACCGGCAACAGTCCAAATCTGGTACGTACAAATAAATCCCCATTCACCTTTTTTAAACCAAACGTCAGCAGCGGTCCCTTGACCTTTTGGCGTAGCTGCCAATAGGCGTACTGTTCGATAGCTACCGACCTATCCGTGTAAAAACGATCCTGGGCTTTGAGTGTGGCGGCGTTCATTTCTTTTCCCTCACATTCACAAGCCGCTCTCCGAATTTCTCCCGCAAAGATTTCTCCGCCGCGTCTAATTCCACGCCTGCCGTAAAATAAATTAACCAACTTGGCGAGCCGGCAAGCTGGTATTCGTAAACGCGGACTTGTTTCGCCGGTTCAGCAATTCTGCTTGCCTTTGTTTTTTCGTAGGCTTCCTGCGCGCTTTTAAGGCTTGCGTAGAGGTCGGTCATCAATGCGTCCGCTCACTTATGCGCCTAACCCGCAATTCAAACTGTTGCCACGATTCCCCACGATTAGCTTGTATACCCAAACGTTTGGCAGTAGCTTCGACATCAAACTTCATAGAAAATTTATCCGCTTTTTCAACTTCTGGTAACTCGTCTTCCCAACACTCGGCGCGTATCCACGTAGCCGGGTATTTCCATTCCGGGACGAATCTCTGCGCCAGTTTCATTTTTTCCCGGTGCTGAATCTGCGCATGAATGGCACGAATCATTAAGCCTATTAACTCCTCGGAAGGATTGAGCTTTGCGAAAGCTTTTCGAGCCGCGCCTTTGGATACCTTTAAAGGGTAATGCTGGTACCATTTATCGAATAGCTCGGACATTTCTTCTCCAAATTTAAGACAAAGAAAACCCAAGAACGCCAAAAATTACATCCTCGCATCCCTTCCACAGTGGCGTTTAGCTACGTTTCTTTATCGGGGCCGGCTGTGTTCCAGATCCCCTAGGGTAGTTCCCCGGTCGCCGAAGCGACTTCCCCCGCCTAGCTATGTCGTTAGCTTTTTACGTTTGTTAATTTCTACAGCAGCAGTCAGAACTCTTTCTATGGGCCAGCCATATCTAATTCTTTGTGAAAGCGTTGTTTGACAAATTTCAAGCTCTCGACTCCATTCGGTCAGGGTCAAAGAACGACCGTTATGAGTTAATATTCTGTTATTACGGCGATTGTTATGTTGCTCAATTCCGGTCGCCCATCGACAATTATTTGGTTCGTAATTGCCGTTATTGTTTTTACGATCAATGGAAAGTTTTAGCGGACGCTCACCCATGTCGGCCAAGAAGTTTTCAAATGTGAGCCAGTGTTCGCAAACTGTGATGCCGCGGCCGCCATAGTTTTTATATCCGATAGATTTTTTATCAAAGCAACGCCTTATCATTTCATACCATATTTTATGAGTTGCGTTGGTGCTGAAACCATGCTTTGTCTTGTTCGCTGTTAATAATTCACTCCTTAAACAACCACATGATCTTGTGGTGCCTTTTAAAAGGTTGCCGCGCAATACAGTAACGGTATTCCCGCAATCACACTTACAAAGCCATCGCTTCTTATAATGCTTGTCGCGCCCATTGGAAGAGATCGCCAAAAGGCGACCAAATCTTTTGTTTAATAGATCGCTCATTTTCAGGTAGGGAAAATGAAAAAAAAGAACTCCGCCCGGCTCGACACGCCGCACTTTTCATAAATCGTAGAGATATGCTGTTTTAAGGTCTTATCGCTGTTGCCGGCGATGTGCGCCATATCAGCGGTGGATAGACCTTTCAACAAAAGATGTGCGACTTCCACTTCTTTGAGCGTGAGCGCGGGGACACCGGCCAGGATACGATCACGGTGTTGGGTAAGCGGCGTACTGTGTATCGGATGGTAGGTGCTTTTCTTCTCGGCGGCGCGCTCTCTCGCCCATCGATTCTGAGACGCGATCGCTATTTTATTTTTTTCTACCGGGAAGCCGTTTTGGAATTTCATATAAATTCAACCGTATCCATTACGCCCTCCTCGCCCGCAGTTGATTCTTGCGCTTCCGGGCTCGCCGTTTGTCCTGCATCGTGGTATGCCGAGACTTAACGGCATGGCGCCCACCGTGCCCGCGCGAATGGTAGGGCTTGAGCTTATCGAGGGCTTTCTGTCGCTCAACTTCGCTTGGCAACGCCAAAGCCGCGGCTTTTGCAGCGAACCAGGACTTGAGTCTTGCGAAGACGTTGCGGGTGTTATGCATTATTTCCTCGCCTCCGCTTCCAGCTGTCGCACGATAAGTTTCATTAGCCGTTTCCGCCTATTGGCGATTGATTTTTCCGCCTCGCTCTGTGGTTGCACGCCAAGGCCGGCCATTAAAGCAAACCGATGCCACATGGATTTTTGCGATTCGTTGAAATTCATTCCCCCTCCGTTTTTTCCAAATACTTACGTGCGAAAGCATTTAGACCGTTGTAAATATCAGGCGAGAGGCAAATAGCGTCGTCGTTGACAACCTTTAGGCCGAGCGCGTCCAGGAAGGCGCCGATTTTGTCGATCGGGACACCGGTATATCCGGTGAGATATTGACCCACGCTGCCGCCTAATATTTTTTCACCAAGGTAGCCGGACATCTTCGCGGCAATGTCGTCTTGGGTTAATTTCAGTTCGGCACGGCGCCGATGCATGAGATTTTCAACGTTGCACATGGATTTTACCCACGGTTGATAATGCGGACTCACGGCTGGTAACGGTGTTTTTGGCGTAGTGGTGAGTCATGGAGATTTCTCGTTTTTAATCAGGCATTAGTTGGCAGAATAAAAAATCCCGGCGCCACTCTCTGTCGATAGCAAAGACGCGCGCCGGGGAATATCCCGAAGAAGGGGGAGGAGGAGTAAAGATGTCTTCGGGGGTGAAATCATGGGGCACCAAAAATATCGGGACGCAACTCACGCGACTTTACTTTGCCGCGCGTTATCTTTTCGATTTGCTTGGCGCGTTCCGCTGTTATCCGTATGCGCCCGCTTAGCCATTGATGCACGGCGCCTTGCGTAACGCCCATTAATTCAGCAAAGGAGGCTTGGGTATGATCCCCATTTTGTAGATAGGTTTTTAAATCCATGTGCGAATAATATCACTGCTACTATCCCTGTCAATAGCTTAGCTATTTGACAGGTTATTAGTGTCACTATTAACTTAAGATATCACAACGCAGAGCTTGCAATGATTAACAGAAGATCGCTGACCGATGATGAGCTAATAATGAGTAAAAATCTGAGGAGAATTTGGGATAAAAAGAAGGATAAGCTGGGATTAACTCAGGAAAAAGCCGGCTATCAGTTCGGTTGTACCCAAGGGGCCATAGGCCACTATTTGAACGGTAAAATACCGCTCAATCTGCGTGCGCAGCTTAAATTTGCCCAAATTCTACAAGTTAACGCAACCGACATTAACCCAAGGGTCGATTTTTTGATCGGCAACCTGTCAGAATTAAGCCAGGACGCGATAAATGTCGCCCATAGCTATGACCAGCTTCCCCCGCATTTCCAGTCTGAAATCAAAGAATTTATCGAATCCAACCTAAAATGGGCCAGAAAAAGAAGCGTCCCCAAGTTGGTTTTGCATAGCCGGCGGCAAGAAGATTAGCCCCTAAATCCCCCAGGTAAAAATTTTTATCAATCTGTAATAGCAATGCTATTGACATGTAATAATAGCACTGCTAATGTGATTCCTATATGCCACCCAACCCAAAGGCTTACCACAACCAGATGAAATTCATTAAAAATGATAAAACAATCGACCGCTGGAATTCCGGGCCTTACGTGGTCGCCAAATATGAGCCCAGCTATGCCTGCAAGGGCGGATTCCGTGCCTACCGTTATTTCAAATACAAAGATGGCTCACGCGATTCAAAGCAACTACATCCTGAATTGCTTCGATCATTTGCCGAGGCCAAAAAGCTTTGCGAGAAAGTTTCACGCAAACCGATCCCCGATGGAATCGAATTGGTGGATGCCCCATGAATAGGTACAGCATCCCAGCCCCAGGCCACACGCTCGGACCCTGCACCACCAAATGCAGCCACTTCTCGTGTGCGCTGTTCCGGCACGTGGCACGCGACAACTGCAAGCTGTGCGGCAAAGTAATCGGCTACGAGACCAACTTCGACGAAACCAACATTAGTAGGGCTCATACGGATTGCGTAGCGGCGCACTACCGGGACGAAGCTGCCGAGAAATTAACTTTAACTTTGGAGGAAAGACAGTGAAGAAAGTAAAAGAGCGTGCGGTATTGGTTACAACAGAACACAGGGGCGTATTTTTTGGCTACGCCACGGAAACGAACGGCGATGTTATCAACCTTAAGCGGGCGCGCAATTGCGTGTATTGGCCTGCCGAGAATAAAGGATTCTTGGGGCTGGCGAGTGACGGTCCGCTGCGTGGTTCGCGCGTAGGTCCGCCGGCTGACATCGAACTACGCAAGATTACCTGTGTTGCCGAAGTCACTCCGAAAGCTGTAGAGCAATGGGAAAAACAACTATGGAGTTAAATTTAATGATACGGGGCTCACCCACCTTTAGCGGCTCCGGCTCCGGCTCCGGCTCCGGCTCCGGCTACGGCTACGGCTACGGC